ATGCTGGCGCCTAAGTGAAGCTAGCATGGATAGGCTTGCCTACAATGGTGTCCCCCATCTCTTTGGAACTTAGGTATCTCAAACAGCTTGTCTTGCAAGTGTTCTGACAGACAGAATCGGGCCTTGGCTGCGTTAAAATAGGTGGGTTGAGGGTACCCTAGCGGGTATGTCCGATCGTTCAATAGAGGCCGTTTAAACGCGTCCTTTAAGACGGACCCGCGTTCCATCTAACAGAACCAAAGACGCGGCAAACCTGACGCAAGTGTCATGTTCTCTATAAGCCACTTACAATTAATGTGTAACAAAGTGTAACAACCACCCCGTTTCCCTATAGATGGTCCATAATGTGGGTGTAGTGCGTTGTATCGGTTGGATGGGGCGGAGCCAATGGGCTCTGGATGGGCGGGGGCAAAGAGCCCCTAAGGGCAAGGGCGGCATGGGCCGCTCGCCAAACCGGGCAAAAGTCCTAAGGTTAGGAAAATGGAAAAGATCAAGGCAGTGTTGGCACGCGCATCGAGCATCAAGCGTAGTCTGGGTGTGCGGGTAGCGGCTGGTTACATGCGCAATCAGGATATGTCGCTGTTCTCCGCAATGGTTCACTTGGTTGGGCCGGAGCAGGCACGCAAGGCTGCTAACAAGCTAGGCGCTGATGCCTATCGTTCTCTGACAAGGGGCTGACATGTACCGTCTACTGGGTTTCTGTTTCGTCTTGTTCTATCTCACGATGTTTCTTGTCTGCGCTGGACAATTCGCCTTTTAAGGGGCAATTTCTGTTTACATTCTGTGATAAATGAGGAATAGCCATGCTGTTTTACGCATTCGATAAGGCGCTACGGGTTTCTAAACTCGCTTCAGATAATATCATCTGGCAAGTGACTTCCAATCCACAACACCACGTGGTGGGCAAGATAATGCTCCAAGACTATGTAAAGTATTGTCTTGATAAAGGCATGGATTTCCACGCTGTGCGTGTATACGACATCTGAGAGTGCATAGGAAAGACTCCGGTCTTTCTCCTGTTCTTTCATGCCCGGCACTGGCCTAGTGCCTTTATCTGGAGAATGTTATGTCCCAAGCTCTCGCACAATCGCCCCTCGCCACTCTGGCCGAACGTACCGACACGGCCACCGTGTTGGCTGGTTCGTCCGACCATGTGAAAGGGTTGGTCCAACTGACCGGCCAATATCTTTATGATCGCTTCATTGCCAACGATGGTGAGCAAGTCACCAAAATGCAAATGGTCCGGGCATGGGTGACGCAATACGACGTTGCCACTTTCCGTAAGGCGATGGGGGACTTCGTCAAGATTGCCAAAGAGTACGGCGAGGCAAAGCAAAAGACGGCACAGAACCATCGTACCGTCATGCAATGGGCCTATGGCTCGATGCGGTTTGCCATGCCTCAATTGGTGCAACTGGGTTGGACTGAAACCACCGGCTATCAGGAAATGCGCGTGCTTGGCAAGAAAGCATGCGAACAACGGTCTATCAACTGGGACGGCACGCCAGCCAAACCCAAGCTCGACAAGGAAACCAAGGAAAGGGCCAAGATTGAGACGGAAGCTTTGGCCAACGTCCGCACCCAAAACCCGCAACGTGCTGGTGAATCTGTCATTGCATGGGAAAAGCGGGTTTTGGATTTGGTGGATATGGAAGTGGAGCGCATTGAAACGGCACGTAGTGCAACTGCAATGCAAGATGCTGCTAATGAGTTTTTGGTTAAGTGCCAAGGGCATGAAGATGCCGCTATGCATGTAGTGCTTTCGTCTTTCGCTGCGGTGGAGCAAACCAAGGGCGAAGCAGACCGTATCAATGCTTTGGCTAGTGCTGTAAAGGCCATGCTTGGCGAGGATATCACTGCCGTCATGGAAGTGTTGCTGGAAGAATACGATATTACTTCACCTGTTCTGGATTCTTCTGCTTTCGGTGTGAAGCCTGAATAAATTTCTTTTAACTTCTGTTAACAGCCGCCTACGGGCGGCTTTTTCACGTCTGTCGTTTGCGTTAGCAAATGTCCTAACGTTAGGAATCTTTTTCAAAGGTGAAAAAGCAATGTCCGATCTGACAGATACAATCCATATCAATATGGGTTTCTACGCTGGACAAATGGCGTATGAAGCGGGTGCATGCCGTGACTATGATTTGCCAGCCGATGAGACGAAGCAATATAAACAGGCATGGCTGCAAGGATATGATGAGGCAATGAGCCATGACGAACATGGTCCTTTGGCTAGATAAGGTCTATCAACATTCGTGGGGCACAAAATGGCAAGCAAAGATATTCAGCGCGTATGCGCCAAGATATCCAACGGCACCCGAACCTATGTAATTCGTGGTAGGCGCAAAGATGTAGCGCATGATAAAGACGAATTGCCTTGGTTTGTGGCAATTTTCCGACCGGATCAACCGGAGGTGGTCTACACCACCGATGTTAGCGAGGCTCAATGTTTTAGCAGTCTCATTAGTGCAGATACCTATGCCGTGTATTTGGATGATATGTCCAAAGAGCACGTCCACGCAGTTGATGTTCTGAATGCATGAGCATTCAGCTCCTAAGGTTAGGACAATGCATTCCGTAAAGATTAAGTATCAACATCCCACCCGCCCACGTTTGGCGGTATTGCCTGTTGCCCGATTCAAGGACAGCAAAGACCTGTGGCAATATGTGGGTGCCATGCACAAATTCTTAGGAGACGCATTTCGCGGCTTCGTTATTGTTCAACGTGGAGAAATGTGATGAAAGAATTTAAGAATGGTCAAGAAGTGGAAGTTTTGTTGGGTGATGATTGGGTCAAGCGAACCTATATTGGAAAGTCTCCCGATCCCATGCGTTGTCATGTTACCTTTGGCCTCTCCGGTGCGTCTAGTTATTCGGATGATGCAATTCGTGCCATTCCCATCAAGCAGAGAGGTTGGATTAATATCTACAAAAATGGGAGTGTGTCAGCCCAAGTTTACGCATCCTCGGCTGATGCAATGGATGCGTCGGCTTGTTCCAAGAATAGAGTTGCCACCATTAAAATTGAATGGGAGGAACAGCCGTGAGTTATGTCAATCAGGACTCAGCCCCTTCAGTTAGGCTACATGAGTGTGGTATGTGTGGTAATCCCTATCCCTATATGTGTAAGGAATGCAATATGGAAATCGTCGATGCAGTGATTCAGACAACGGCTCAGGAAATGGGTCTATCAACATCGCCGGCAGAAGACCGGCTGCCCAAGCCTGAACCCGAACAGAAGCCGAAGCTTTTTGTTGGTGGCGGGGAAATCATCCCCATGTGGACCGTTGAGCAATCGCAAGACTGCGCCTGTTAACCTTTCCTAATATTAGGAGCCTTTTTATAATGGGAAAAGACATGTACATCTATCGCAAAGACCCGAAAGCAGGATATAGCTTCAAGGAAAAGCAAGTCACTCCAGCTCTTCCGGAACGATTTTCCAAGCACATTGAATTGACTGGCGTGCAATATCGACATTTGTCGTGGAAAGATGCGGATCGGTGGGAAGATTCCACTGACCATGGTCTTGTCACTTTCAAGCTGACTTTCAATCCCGGCTTTGGATGCGGTGTGTCCAACCTCATCACAACTTGCACCTATCTGTTGTGGATGGGCTCGTTGTGGCATGACGCAGAATTCCGGCGGCAGTTTGAATTGTCGGTTGGATATGACAGTACAAGAAATGGGCCGTGGGATAATCCTGTTGGCACTCTCATCATGTGTGTCACTGATGATCAACTGAAGGAGGGCAAGGAAACCATCGAAGCATGGAAGAAGTATTACGTCTTGCATGAAGCCGGGGTATTTCCCAATTACAACCACGTACCAGCCAACAACATGCATTTTCTTGCATTGAACATCAATAAGCGCCATAAGGGGCGCAAGGAGAATCCCCATGAGCCCAAAGTTAAAGAAGTTATTCCAAACGTTCGTGCTGTTGAGCATGGGGTTTATGTTCGTGACGAACTTGGGCGCTTCGCCCACAAGTCCTAACGTTGGGATTCAGAATCAAGTAAGCCAGTATTGCACCAACCTTGCAACGCTGTTCTCACTTGTCAAAGATTCTCAACAGAAGGGACTAACTCAAGAGGAGGTTGTCGGCCTGATTCAACAGAACTCGGGCATTCCCCAAGATATTAAGGATCAAGCGCCAATCTGGGTAAAGCAGGTCTATCAACTTCCGCATAATCCGGTGGAAGTCCAAGCAATGGTTTATGGTGCATGTATGCGCCAAATTACGGGAGTTCGTCATGACGCGTGAACAACAAATGGCATCGAATGCAGCAGTCCGCATCACCAAGATCAACGGCCTTCAATTGCATCCTGTGGAGCGTGGCCTATTCGATGTGTTCGATGGTGATGGTTTCACCCACCACAGCCGCTATCGTCATTACAAGGGCAAGTGGTTCCATGTCAGCGGCAAGTCGGTGAATGTCGCTCGTCTGCCGGTGATTCAGTAATGGCGCGGCGCCAGAAAATCACTCCAACTGGCAAGATTCAAATGCCGTTGCCGGAGACGTTTACCCTCGGCACATCCAGTTGGACAAACACACCCTCTCCTAACGTTAGGACCATTCCTAACAAGATTGAACGAGAGGCCATCCAAGAAATCTTGGTGCAATGTGCAATGGCTGGTGTTGATCGCAATGCCATTGTATGTCGCCGAGAAAAGCCGGGAGAAATTTGGCGACGCACATCCCATCTCCAATGGGGTGTGGTGGATCACATGAACCATGTCATGCCATATGGGCATACGCTGTATAAGCCTATCTGTGTGCGTTGGTTCAGTTCAGCGGCCCATCATGGTGTGATGGAAGAGCATTTCGATTTGGATGAGTTGTATGTCGTCCATTCACATTTGCCGGACACCTTGATGGAGCAAATCTTCGACGCTCAAGACGAGGAATAACATGAACGCTTCTCAATGGCCGGAATATGATTTCTTCCGGGCCAAGATTATCAACTCCAACCAAGGACAGTTTCTTGTTCATGCTGAATGCACGGAAAGATATTTCTTTGAATTCTTCTTGAATCGCTTTGGATATATCCCAGCATTCTATTTCTATGGGATTGTTTCAGACGATGTGTTTGAGATGATCAAGCCCAGTCACGAAGCAAGTGACACATACATCGAGGAATAACATGAACTTCATCGTAGCAAAGATTCCCCCTGTTCGTGCAGCAGTGACAACACGAGCACAACCCCGCACGCGCAACGATGCTCTGGTCGAAGCAGCATTGAATGTACAGGCTTCCGCTTCTTTTCCGTTTGAACGTGAGGACATTCCTAAGGTATATTTCACTGATGAAAACGCTGCAATTGCAGAGGCTAAACGCCTTGCGTCAAAGTATCCTCAGGTACAATATGGCGTCTTCCGCGCAGACACCATCTACGAGACAACAAAGCCGGATGTACTCGTCAAGTCCTACAACGAAGACGGCGAACTTACAGTCAAGAAGGGGTAACAACATGTCGATCACAGAAACTTTGACCCAATGGCGCAGTCCGACGGCAAATGTGTTTGCAAAGACAAATGAGGTCTATCAACCAGTGCCCAAAGTCATGGACGAAGTAAAAAAGGTGGAAGAACCTGCCTTGAAGCCCTATGTCTGTGCATTTTCTGGAACCAGTGGAGTTAGTTGCTGTGGTTTTCAGGAAGTGTTCGGCTATCGCATTGGCACTCAACGGAAGCGCGGAGATCATATCTACATAGACGATGAGTCCGGGCACTATTCGGGAGGCCGGGTGAGGGCGACAGAGCATGTGTGGGGTGAAGGAGATACCAAAGTAGAGGCGGTGAAAGATTGCCTACAGAAGTACATTGAACATGTACAACGCAGTTATTGCTCGAAGCATTACCCCGCTTCATATGCCGCGATGCGCACATTTCAAATCCTCTATCGTACTGAAGATGCTGGGGGTGAATGCTACACACCTGAACTGCGAGATGCTCTGTTGGATCTCAATTGCGAGAAGTCTGTGCTGACGTATGTCAATGCAAACACTGGCCGCAAGATTGATGCAATTTCTCTTGCCATTACGAAAAACACTAAGGTGGAGAAGTGACATGACTTTCTGGTATGGGGCAAGTATCTCAGGAAATGGTGGCTGCTGTGTTCAAGACGAGATTCAAAATTTCGTCATTAATGAAGGAGAAAATGCGGGAACATACCGGGACTATTTAGCCAAGGGAGAGACTCCAGAAAAAGCAGCTAAACATCTGCTAGAAAAAATTATCAACCGTGTTCGTGAAGACGGCTGGAGCTACAGCGGAAGTCAAATTCGGTTCTTTTGGTTTGTTAAGGGGACCAACGCATTTGGAAAATCCTCCGGTGAATGGAACCATCACGAACTCCGTGATGTGGTGAAGGATCATCCTAAGGTTAGGAGTTTGGGTGAACATCGGAATGCCAACACCGGTAATGAAGTGGCTGGCTATATGCTGGAAATTAACGACATTGAAGGAGAAAACGACGATGAGTAAGAAAACCCTTGGCTATGTTCCCTATGGTACCGGTCGCCATCAACCGTTCGATCAGGTCTATCAACGTGCGATGAGTGTCACACCGCAAGATGTGGCGGGGGGCAAGGTCGATGCTCTTGTCATTTGGGGTGGTGCAGACATTTCCCCATCCATCTATGGGCAAAAGACGGCCAAGTGGACTGGCGCTGATGACACACTGTCCCAGCGAGATGCTGTAGAAGTGGCTGTGGTTAAGGCTGCTTTCCTAGCCGGTGTACCGGTCATTGGTGTTTGTCGTGGGGCACAGTTGCTTTGTGCCATGAGTGGTGGTAAACTCATTCAGCACGTGAACAATCATGGGCGTACTCATGACGTGAAGACCGATGAAGGCAAGGTATTGACCACCTCGTCGATGCACCACCAGATGATGTATCCGTTCGATATCAACCACAAGATGCTGGCATGGAGCCACAACCATCATGCCGATCAATATCTGGGAGAAGAAACTGCCGTCGACATGACAGGCAAGGAAGAACCGGAAATTGTGTTCTTTCCGCATACCAAGTCGCTGGCAATTCAGGGCCATCCCGAATTCATGGATGAAACTGATCCGTTTGTGCTTCATTGCAACAACCTCATCCGTCAATATCTCTAATCGCTAGGAGCAAACCATGAACCAACAAAACATTCTCGTCGGTGCTGATCCGGAAGCATTCCTCGTGAACGAAGCGGGTAAGTTCATCTCGTCCGTTGGCCTCATTGGCGGCAGCAAGGAAGAACCGCTGCCCATTGATGGCGAGGGCTGCGCCATTCAGGAGGACAATGTCGCTGTGGAGTACAACATCCCGGCGTGCAAGTCTGCTGATGAATTCATCCATTACAACCGCAAGGTGTTGGCCGAACTCGCCAACCGAGTGAAGGAACATGGCCTGTCTCTCAAGGTGGTGCCGTCCGCCATCTTTGATGAGGATCAGTTGGACACGATGGCCGCCCGCACGTTTGGCTGCGATCCCGACTACTGTGCATGGACTGGGGGTGAGCAGAATCCCCGTCCCGAGGCTGTCAATCCTAACCTTAGGAGTGCCGGTGGGCACATCCACATCGGTAATATCGACGATCTGGACCCCATCGAAATCATCAAGGCAATGGATCTGTTCGTGGGCTGTCAGATGTTGAAGTTTGACCACGACACCGCTCGCCGTGAACTCTATGGCAAGGCCGGGGCATTCCGTGTCAAGAAGTATGGTGTGGAATATCGCACCGCATCCAACGCATGGATCGAGAGTGACGAGCGCATTGCATGGGCGTTCAACCAAACCGAGAAGGCTGTTGCATGGGTGCGTGCTGGCAACAAGATTGGTGAAGAAATGGGTGTGCTCATCCAGAAGTGTATCAACGAGTCGGACGCAGATGCTCTGGCAATTATCAACGCAGGTTTCGATATCGAGTAAAATATGAAAATCCAACAGGATACAACACAGTTTCAACCTGTCACTATCACTCTTGAGAGTGTGTCAGAACTCTGCGCTATCTGCAATGCTATCTATTGGGGTAGACAGAGTATGGTGGGTTCAGTGGAAGTTGTGCACGCTGATGCAGCTTTGGCAATCCTCCATGATTTGGTAAGGAAGAACTAATGAACATCGAAGAAATCGTCAATGACTTCTCCCGCCGGTATGGTGACACCTATGTCTTGGTGCAAATGCCGGGTGAGGATGAGAAGAATGTGTTTCATGTCGACCGGATTATTCCAGATGAAGACCACGGGGCTGTGCTACAGCTTTCATCAAATGAGTTTGGGTCTATCAAACTGAATATGTCCACCGGGCATAGCATCTTTTTCGAATATCCTAAGGTTGGGAGTTTTCAGAATGGCAAGGAAGCTGCATTGTTTCGTCGCGTACCTGCTCGTCAGTATCGGCGCGGGTTGTGCAACGGCAATGCTGGCTTTTTCCGGCCTACCGAATCTGTAATGGGACTGAGGGCACTCGAATGGGATTGGAACATCGTCAACAATGCATACAAGTGTGAGAAGTATGGTCTGCAAGAGGCTCTCAAGATGCTGGCCTCTGGAAAGTACCGCTCAGTGGCACTAAAGGATGGTTTCAGTGTCTCTCTTTCTCTCTCTACCGGAAAGGATTACCTCATTTTCTATTGCGATTTACCAGTGGGTCGAATCAATCCCACTACTGGAGAGATTGTGGTTACGGAATCCTCATTTGCATCTGAAATTCAGGAGCTTGGTTAACATGCCAACAATCAGGGAACATTTTGGACTGAGCACTGTCCAACCTTTCATCCCAACTTTCAAGATTTCGGAACAGTATTATCCAGTCAGGTCTGCTGAAACGATTGGCATTGAAGTTGAAGTGGAGAATGTAACTCGTGTTGGGTCAGGAATCAATGGACTGTGGCAGGAAATCACGGATGGTTCGTTGCGCAATAATGGCCGGGAATATATTACCCTGCCCTTTCCTGCCAACTTCGCTCCGGATGCGCTGAACAATCTCCTAACCGTAGGACTTTCGAATAACTGCTCGTTCTCTCCGCGTACTTCGGTGCATGTGCACCTGAATATGCAGGACATGACAACAGACAAGGTGGGTGATTTGTTGCTCGTCTACACTGTATTCGAGAATGCGCTGTTCCGGTTTGTTGGTAAGAGCCGGGCTCGTAATCCCTACTGTGTTCCCATCACGCAAACGAGTTTGCTGCGTGGTTGGGCAACGCATAGCTGGCGTGCTCGTTGGGAGAAATATGCTGGCCTGAATCTCAATCCCTTGCAGGATAAGGGAACAGTGGAATTCCGTCACATGCATGGCACGTTTGATGTGCGGAAGCTTGCCATCTGGATTGATCTCATCACCTCTCTTAAGGAATATGTAAAGAACAATCCCACCAAGGCCATTCGTTCTCGTCTGTCGGCACTCACTCCGAATGATGTACCGGAACTGATGAAAGATGTGTTTGGCCCATCCTCGTCGTTTGTCAAGTTCGAAAGTGTGGATGAGTTTCAAACTCCCATTCGAATGATGAAGTACACGATGGCAGGACGTAACAACACTCAGGCTGTGAAGGCCGGTGTAACTGTAAACAGCGATTTCTTCAAGGTAAAGGACTAATATGTGCGGCATTGTGGCAATGATTTCGACGAACCGTGGCGGCTTTCTCGGGAATGATCTGGATATTTTCGAGCAAATGCTGTATGTTGACGCACTGCGTGGTCCTGATAGCACAGGTGCATTCTGTGTGCTGAGCAATACTCAGGTCACAGGATTCAAACATGCGGCACCACCAAACCTAACCTTTACTACGCAAGGTTATCAGCAATTCCGCCGGGATGCTGTACAAACTGGCCGTGTTCTTGTTGGCCACAACCGCAAGGCTACACATGGAGATGTTAATAACGCCAACAGTCATCCGTTTTATGAAGGGCATATCGTCCTCGTGCATAATGGGATGCTATTCGATCACAAGAATCAACTCGCTGATCGGGACGTGGACAGTCACGCCTTTGCCGCAGCCCTCTCGGAAACCGATCCAAAGAGTGTTCCTCAACTTATCGCCGATACCAATGGCGCTTTCGCTTTTGTATGGTGGGACATGGAACAGAAGAAACTGTTCTTCACCCGTAACAGTCAACGTCCTCTGAATGTAATCCGGTACAACGAGCGCATTGTTCTCGCATCGGAAACGTGGATGGCAGCAGGTGCTATCCAAAGGAATGAGAAGGGTCTATCAGCAGATGATAAGAATCCCAAGCATTTCCGATATTACGAGGTAGAGCCCAATAAGCTCTGGTCCTACGATCTGGATGGTCAGCTTTCCTGCGTGGAAATTCCCGCAAAAAAAGCAGTAGTTACCACGGGTCAGGTGCCAGCCGTGGTAACGCCGAAGGAAGCGCACCGTGGCACGACGACTGGCACGGCGAATGGTCAAACTGGCCCTACAGCTGAGCCCCGCATTCAGCAACAGGCACATCCCTATTTCAACCAGCTTCCGAAGCCCCGCAATACTCATGAAAAGAGGGTGGCAGAAGTAGGGGGCACCTTTCGTGTCGGGAACGAAGTCGTCTTCAAAATCACCAAGGCTCAAGAAATTGGCTCTGGTGCTTCCCGCCGCTTTCGTGCTATGGGAGTTGTGGCCCAGCTTGGAAAACCCGGATGGGACGTGGCTTCTTTTCTGCCTAAAGGCACTGATATTGGGGACGTTTCTGATTGGCTTAACGAAATTGTAATTGGTGAAATCTCCACAATTCACCCTGACTTGGCAGCAGGTCCGTCCATCTTGGTCAAGGACATTCGCAAGCCGATGAAAGGGGAGTTGCAAAAGTCTCACAATGGGGTATTTCTCTTGTCCCCTGAATGGGAATGGATTGACACCAACTGCAAATGTAAGTTTTGCCAAGCCAAAATCATGCCCTATGAGCATGAAGCCACTAACGTCAAGATTAATAAAGACGAAAGTGTAGAGGTTGTATGTGCTGACTGTGTTGAACAAAGGATTGATAATGAAGAAGTCAAAGCAGATTTTGTCAAACGTCGTATTGCTGCCTTGGACAGTTGGCAGCCAATCAGCCAAGAATCTAAGCTCGGAACTCAGCAATCAATTGCAGGGCCGGGTTCGTCTACTGTACAATGATGAACGCTCTAAGTTTACTCCTCGTCCTAGCAATGTTCTTATTGTGTGGGGTAACAGCCCATGCCCCTTCCCCTTGGAACAGGTTGGCAGAGTGCTTAATAGCCCTACTCGGATTAGGCTGGCTAGCAATAAACTACATACCTTTCAACTTCTAAAGGAAGCTCCTAATGTTAGGATTCCGGAATATACTGAATCGAAGGACGAGGCTGCGAAGTGGATTGAAGGTGGTGCTGTTGTTGTTGCTCGCACTCAACTATCTGCTCATAGTGGCGCTGGGATTGTTGTTTGTAGCCGTGTGGAAGATTTGCCCGACTGCCGTCTTTACACCAAATACGTAAAGAAGAAGAAGGAGTTTCGTGTTCACGTCGTGGGAGGGAATGTCATTGATGTGCAACAAAAGAAAAAGCGCAGCGACTTCGAAGGAGAAGCCAACTACGCCATCCGTAACCACGCCAACGGATGGATTTACGCAAGAGAGGATGTTGTTGAGCCTGAAGACTTGCGGAGCAATGCAATCAATGCTGTCATGGCATTGGGACTGGACTTTGGGGCAGTGGATATCATCTGGAACGAAAAGCAAAACCAAAGCTACGTCCTAGAGATTAACACTGCACCTGGGCTCGAAGGGACCAGCGTGCAGAATTACGCTAACGCATTTGTGGAGATGCTTAATGGCTCAGTACCGAATAACTGAAAATCCTGAAGGGGCATTTCGGGTTTACCAAAAGAAGTGGGGGTTTTGGTTTCGTGTAGATTGTCTTTATTATAACCGCCTTGATTTAGCACAAGAGAATGTCCGCTCACTTCAGAAAACGGATACATTCAAGGTACGGCATTGGTATTATGGAGATTTGAAATGAAACAAACTGACAAGACAAACAGCATTTGGTATGAAACTGAAGGGGAAGTGACCAAGGTGGGCTTCACTCCCCAGTTTCTTGAGAAGCTTCAGGAATGTTTCCACATTGTGCCCGGCAAACGTAAGACGTTTGTCCGGGAGAATGGTCCTCTTATGGCTCTGGAAACAAACGAGGGGCTGTTCTCCATTACCAGTCCTGTGAAGGGAGTCATCACCTTCTTTGAGGACAAGGCAATGAACTTCCCGGAGAAACTCACAACAGAAGATGTAGTGGTGTTGTTGCAGGATAAGCCTGTTGTTGAGAAGAAAAAGGCTGCCAAGCAGCAAGTGATTCTCAATGAGGGGGTTATCAATTGGAGTACCTTTCCAACTACCGATAATATGTTTCGAGATTTCAACGCAACTGAGGGAACACGATAATGCGCTGCACTTGCTGTAATAAAAACCTCAGTGACCGTGAATCCACTCGTAAGGGTGTGAATACCGGGGAATATCTGGACATGTGTGACAATTGCTTTAGTACTGTCGCTGAGGAATTCCCTTACACCGAAGGACATGGGTTTAGTAGCGATCCTGATATGGATGACGATGACTACGAAATTGACGAAGAAAATGACAGCCCGAGTTGGTAAACAATATTTCCTGACAAAGCGTGAAGATATGAGAGGACGTTGCTCACAACAAGGATGTAATGTTAGTTGGGAAGGGGTCGATGGCTACATGAAGTGTGAAGGATGTGACTTCAATGGCTGCAAGATTCGTCAGGCACATCTGGAACGTGAAACCAAGAATGCCCAAATTGAGGCAGATAGGCTAATTATGAGAGCAAAACAAATTGGTGTGCAGAATAAGCATCATCGTCATGTGAAGCGAGAGGCTAGTGGAGACAACGAGGTTGTGCTTTCCGAGTCACCTATTGACTTCCCATATGTTCCCACTGAAGCGGAGATTATGATTGAGAAGCAGTGTCCTCCCATCATGACCTTTAGGATTGTACCGTGAAATGTCCCGATTCATCAAACACGAATCCTGTCCCAACTGTGGAAGTCGAGATAATCTGGGAAGATATAGCGACGGGTCAGCTTGGTGTTTCGGCTGTCACTATCGCGAGCCAGCTACCGGGCGCTCGCTTCACACTCAACGTGACACACATTCCGGGAAAGAACATTTTAAAGCAGCGCCTGAAGACATAGGTTTTCATTTTCCAGATAATGTCTTGAAGTGGATTAATCAGTATGACATTACGATGGAAGAGCTTTATGAAAGGCGGGTTCGTTATAGCCCCCAGCGACAGCAACTCGTCTTTCTTTTTGATCACAACATTTGGCAGGCAAGAAACTTTGCTGAAGGCGCGAAGAGCCGATATTTCACACAAGGGGAAGTTAATGAGCATTTACCTGTATATCGCAGCAGCGGGGGAATTCCTGTTGTTCCTCGCACTTGCGTATTGGTTGAGGATTGCATCAGCGCAATCAAAGTCGCAAGACAATGTGACGCCATGCCGCTGCTCGGCAGCAACATTTCCTACACCAAACTCGCAAGGCTCAAACACTTCTACGAACAACTAATCTTTTGGTTGGACGCAGATAAGTACAAAGAGTCACAGAAACTTGCAGCGAGGGCAAAGCTGTTAGGTCTATCAACAGATGTGGTTTATAGTTCACGTGATCCAAAGGAACAGAGTGATGAAACTATTTCGGAAGTGCTTTCCCATGCAGGAATCAATTCGTAAGGAAGTTGGGGAGATTTGTAGCAACATCATTCTAAATCCGGGATTGTGGAAAGAAGATGTAGTTTCTACCAGTTCCTTTTGGGAACAAAATAATCTAGCCATCCACATTTTTCATGGGGCTAACGGTCCTGAAAAGGTTTCTTTCTTTAAGCCTAAGGGACCTATTGTCCTAAATAAAGCTGAACAAGCTGCATTATCAAAAGCATTTTCTCAGATCAAGAAAATGTCGAGAAACAGTGAGGAAAGGAAACAATGGGCAGCCATTGGTAAGGAGCTACAGCAATGAGTCTCTGGAATTGGTGGGCAAGGCGTAAGAGAGCCAAACATCGCAGACTGTGCCGTGAGGAAGACAAGGCCATAGAGCGCCTAATCAACTGGGGAGCTACCTCTGTACCACCTAGCCCCATTCAGGAGCAGGAAGGCACCTCTATGGCTGTCTATGGGCATCCTAACGTTGTGATGTTCGAGGAGGACAGCTTCACAGCCTCGCAGGTGGAACAGGCTTTGATGGGAACTCAAAAAAAGCTTGACAAGGACACGAAAGTATGAGATACTATTAGTAGATGGTGAAATGAATGTGTGGGTTTTGGAGGCTAACAGCCAAGGGTTGCTCACACTCCCTAAGTTGCAACATGCCGTAGTACAGGTGTTGTCCGTGAAGGGTGGAAATCACGGGAATAGAAACCTCAGGTGAAATAGCTTGGGATGGATATTTTTCTACTTACCCCTTATATAGGGTTAGGTAGAATTGTATCTATTTCCTAGGTGAATATATTTATATTAAAGGAAAGACTATGTATCCCCTTTATAACACCACCATTCAAGACAAGTATCCAGAAGAACTTAAGAAGGCTCTTGCGGAGATTAAGAGGCTGTCTGAGGAAGTGAAACTTTCCTATCAAAAAGGCTTTCGAGATGGACAACAAAATGGTCTGAAACACCAGCGTACTGGAGGGGGTTATTAAATGAATGTGGTGTTGGCATATTCAGACATTATGGCTCGATTCCAAGCCGAATTTGGCCCTGATTCAATCCTTGCTGGTGGTGCTGTTCGTGATGCACTATTCAATATTCCTGTAAAGGATTTGGATTTCCTGACTCGTAGTGTGATTGATTTGTCAAATATCAATCATGTTGCTCAACTGAAACGAGTGTTTCCTGATGATGAGTTCACCACCATCTATAATAGTCAAGAGAATACTGAAGAATATCCAGACGTTGATACAATTGAGTTAACTCTGGAGAATGCTGACAAGACCATTAATATTATGTGTGTGGCCGAAATTATGCCACATATTGATCAATTTCCAGATAGTATTAGTCAAGTGTGGTTTGATGGGAAGTTAGTACATTTTAAACCGGCATGGCTTGATGTTATTGGAAGTGGTGTTGTGTATTATACAGACAGGCTAACTGATGAGAGAATGACTAAACTTATGCGAAAATATCCAGATATGACTTGGGAGAAGATTATTGATTCCTGAACTTTCTATTATAAAGCTGTTTCTCTCATATACCCATTGGCAAGCCTTTAATGGAATGTTGTCTGTTAATGACTTGCCACGGGAAATTCAGGGTGTAGCTAGGACATTATATGCCTACCACAATGAAAGGCCGGACACTGTTCTGTCTGTTGCCGATTTGGCAAATCTTTTCTTTGCTTCTTCTCCTCCCAATCGTGAGTTTATGGTTGGTGTGTTCGATACTCTGGACAAGCTGGAAGTCCGAGAGGACACCGTAGGAAGCCTAATTCAAGGAATCCGCTCAGCGAACATCATGCGGGAGATTTCCCTTGCATCCTATGATGTGGCAGAAGGGAAAGGGTCTATCAACGCTGTCAAAGATTTGTTCGATTCCCTCAATGTTGTAGAATCTGAGGCTGTCGGGGAGGAGGTAGATTTTGTTACGTCGGATTTGGAACTACTTGTCAATAATGCGATTCGTACACCGGGCCTACGCTGGCGTCTTAGCACTCTCAATCGTATGCTTGGGAGTTTGCGACAGGGTGATTTTGGATTTCTTTTTGCTCGCCCGGAAACAGGGAAGACCACCTTCTTGGCTTCGGAAGTTACATTCATGGCGGAGCAAGCTAATAAATCAATTCTTTGGTTCAATAATGAGGAGCAAAGTGAAAAGGTAATGCTCCGCTGCATTCAGGCAGCCCTTGGTATTGACATGACTACTCTGTTCCGAGATTTGAAAGGGAACAGGGATAAATACATGGAGCTCACTGGTGAGCGCATCAAGATTCCCAAAGCGAGTACAGCGATTTCAGCGTCGTTTGTTGAAAAAGCCTGTGCAAAGTATCAACCAGCCCTCATTATATTTGATCAAATCGACAAGATTGTCGGCTTTTCAAATGATCGAGAGGATCTTAGGCTCGGGTCAATCTACCAATGGGCACGCGAACTGGCGAAGTGTTACGCACCCACCATCGGTGTTTGTCAGGCGGATGGTAGTGGAGAGGGTGTCAAATGGCTTACAATGGGAAATGTTGCAAACGCCAAGACAAGTAAACAGGCTGAGGCGGATTGGATTCTTGGTATCGGTAAAGTGAATGACAACGGTTATGACAACTTGCGTTTCCTACATGCCTCAAAGAACAAACTGATGGGGGATGAGGATACAGTTGCTGACCTTCGTCATGGAAAACAGGAAGTGCTCATTGAACCTAACATTGCCCGCTACAGGGACATATCATAATGTTTATTGAATTTGAAGTTAATCAAACATCATGGGTCACACATGCTGCTGATCCTGAGGATAGGTGGGATAGGGATAGTACTGATGGAGATGTAAGTATTCATAGTGCAAAACTGGTGTCTGAGCAATCCTATGATTCATTACCTGCCCCAGACGATGTAGACACTGGAAGTACTATTTACCTTGTTTGGGCAAAGTATGGTACAGGGGATAGTTTCGGATCAGATGGTGGGAAGTATGAGTTGCTGGAAATGTGTCTTTCTCAAGAAGAGGCTGATAAACGAGCTAAATATTATGAAAATGTAAGAGATTATTCTGTACCATGGCATGGTTATTTTGAGTGGCTTGACGGAGTTTATATTGAGAGATTTACTCTATGAAACATACGGATGATGTTTATTTGGTTGTCAGGGAGGATATTTCATGGCCTAAGCCACGAGGACAGGTGCATGTGTGTGGTGTCTATTCCAATTTGGAACTGGCAGACAGAGATGCTGCTAAGTACAACCAATCGTGGAAGGACAGGGGTTGGGATGGTGAAGCAAGGTTTAACGTAATTGTAAGTACATTCCATGACCGATGAAAGTACTGGCGCTGGATACAGAGACAACAACATGGAACAATGGAAATCCGTTTGATAAGCGCAACTGGTTGGTGTGTTCTTCGTGGGCTAGTTCAGACGGCAAGTCTGGTTGTGTACGAGGCATACAGGGAATATCGGAACTGGTTGATTCCCACGACATTATTGTTGGCTTCAATTTTAAGTTTGACCATCATTGGTTTCATAAGTGCGGACTCGACCTCAGTGGCAAAAGCATTATCGACTGTCAGGTAGCTGAGTTTATCATCACCAATCAGACAGCACGCTTCCCTAGCTTGAATGAATGTGCTGAGAAATATTTGGGTCAACAGAAGCTGGACATTATCAAGCTCAATTATTGGGATCAAGGGATTAACACCCATGAAATCCCAGAGGAGATATTGTTTGAATATGCAGAATTAGATGCCATCCTAACCTTGGGAGTGTATCAAAAACAATTTGCAATGATGAGCCCGGCTCAACGACGCCTCCTTAAGTTGCAATGTATGGATACACAAATCTTAGCTGAAATGGAGTGGAATGGCCTAACATACAATCCCGAGCTATGCGCCTCGCGTAGCAAAGATATTAATGACAAAATATCGGAGATCACAGAACAACTCACAGCCATTTATCCTGACGTGCCTCTTAACTTTAATTCTGGGGATCATCTGTCTGCCTTTCTTTATGGTGGAGTGGTTAAAGAAGAAGTGAAAGAGCACATTGGATTCTTTAAGACTGGTCAAAGGGCCGGAGAGCCTAAATATAAGAATGCCTTGCGGGAGCATCTTCTTCCTCGTGTTGTTGAGCCATTGAAGGGCTCTGAACTTAAGAAGGAAGGATTCTATGCAACCAATGAAGACACTCTCAAGAAACTTCGTACAACAAAAAGAAGCAAGCGGCACATTGAACTCATCCTTGAGCTTTCCAAACTAGAGAAACTCAACGGAACTTATTATGCAGGCTTGCCAAAACTAAACGAAGAGATGAACTGGGAATCGGGTGTGTTACATGGGCAACTTAATCAATGTGTTGCTCAAACAGGTCGGCTTAGCGCAAGCAAGCCAAATCAACAGAACTTCGCATCGGAGATGCAAGATGTCTTTGTCACAAGATTCTGATTACCAAGAGATGGACTGGGTGTTTTTGATGCAGGATATTCGGGGATATATCCGTGTATTTGGGGCAGAGCAACTTCTGCATGATCTTCATGAACTATTCCCCACTGAATATCAAAAGCTTGTGGAGGCTGTTCCGGGTCATGAAGTAAAGCTGTTCAATAAGCGCAAGGCTGCTCTATTGGGAGGGTAAATGTTAATTAAAGTGGACGCTGCTCAACTCGAATGGAGAACGGTTTTAGAGTTGAGTAGAGATCCTGTAGGCATTAAGGAAGTCCATGAAAAGTTAGATGCCCATGCACTAAATCAAGAGGTGTTTGGCCTACCATCACGGCTCATTGCTAAGATTTACCTATTCCGACAAATCTTTCTTGGTTCAGGCTATTCTTATGCCAATGATCCGGCATTCATGCACGTATCCAAAGACCCCAAGTTTTGGGACGCTGTTGGAGAGAAGTTCTTTGCTAAGTACAACTATCTGCCACCCATGCATAAACGCTGGGCAGATTACGTAGTGAAGGGACTTCCCATTCCTGGCCCGTTTGGGCGAGACTGGAAGATTGAGATGAAGCGTGGTTACAGCGGTGATCTGAAGATTCCTTGGACACAGCTTGCCAATTACCCAGTGCAGGGAACAGGTGCAGACGTTATGATGATTGCCCGCTTGAGCCTTTATCGGCGTGTCAAGCAAGCATTCGGTAATGAAGTCTTGTTCATTTCCACTGTGCATGATGATATTAAAATGGATGCTCCTGAGAAGTATGTTCAGGACATAGCCAATATGTGTCATCAGGTGTTTGATGACCTCATTCCCAACATTAGGAGATGCTTTGGCTACGATTGGGTAGTGCCGATGGCCTGTGAGGTATCGGCTGGAAAAGATATGCTGAATGTGGAAGAAATCTCACGAACTGCTTGACATTGTGTTCTTGAGATGGTACAATATTATATAGACATGGAGATTTAATGCAAATTACGATTCTGAACGTAGGTATTGAAACGAAGCCCACTGCCAAGGGCAGCTATCAAGTAGCCGTAGTGGCATACAAGAATGATCAGGGTAAGGTGGAGGGCAAGAACGTCTTTTCGTTTGGTGCCACTGCTGAAACCTTCAAGGCTCTTTCGGTAGCAACCTCTGGCCAAGTGTTCAACATCACCACTGTCAAAAATGACAAGGGTTATTGGGACTGGACTAAGGCTGAAGCATCTACGGGAGCAGCATCTGCTCCACAGCAACAAAACAAGAGTGCAGGTAATCAAGTCCCACGGAGCAACTATGAGACGCCGGAAGAACGCGCTCAAAGGCAAATTTATATCATTCGTCAGTCTTCCATTGCTAATGCTATTAGTGCCCTTAGCGTTGGCAGCAAGTCTGCTCCTAAGGATGCTGATATCCTAGCCCTTGCGAAGACGTTTGAAAACTTTGTGTTTGATGGGTTGAATGAAGCCCCGGCTAAGGAAGTTATCCCGCTGGATGGTTTTGAGGACATGGACATCCCTTTGTAATTATTCAAGCCCCACATTTTACAGCGGGGCTTGTCTTTCGACAGGGAAAAGTAGCTGAATTTGCCCCAATTCTCCATTGGATGAGGGGCTGGACATACGAACAAGTAATCACTCATTGCCATAAAAAGGATTATCATGCCACTGAAATCTGGTAAATCTAAGGAAACTGTTTCACAGAATATTCGCACTGAAGTAAATGCAGGTCGCCCACAGAAGCAGGCTGTAGCCATTGCCTATTCAAAAGCTCGTGAATCAGGTTTGAAGAGCAAGCCCCCACGTAAAACTATAGGTCGTGGTAAATAATGAATCTACAATATGCTGCTGGATTCTTTGATGGTGAAGGCTGTGTGAATTTTTCTAGAGTTAGAACTTCCATTTTTCCACGTATTCTAGTTGTCAACACTAATCTAGAGGTCCTTCAAGAATTCCAAAAGAAATTTGGTGGGGATATTAGTAAACTATCCCGAGCTAAAAATTCATGGAAGGTTGCTTATCAATGGAGACTCAGTTGGGCGACAGCAGTAGATTTTCTAGAAAAGATTTATCCTTATCTTAAGATCAAAACCCAACAAGTAGAAACTGTGTTTGCATGGGACGCTGTTCGTCCTGGAATGGGAAACCGTTGGGATAAAGAAACAACTGATCTTCTTGTTGAACGCCTTCATTTTTTGAATAAAAAGGGAACACATTCAGATATTGATCCCATTGAAAAGGAACTTCCGTAATGATGGCGTTAATCGACGGGGATATAGTTTGCTATCGCTGCGCGGCGTCTTGTCAGAAACAAGGCGCTGTTGTCGAGCCACTTGAGGTTGCTCTGGCCCGTACAGACGATTTGATGCACCGCATTATCTATGAGACAGAATCAACAAGTTATCGAGTGTTTCTGAGTGGTAGTGAGAATTTTCGTTATGCTGTGTATCCAGCCTACAAGGCCAATCGAAAGGACATGGCAAAGCCGGAATATCTCCAGCAAGTACGAGAGCATCTGGTAGTAGCATGGAAAGCAGAACTGTCCGATGGCATTGAAGCTGATGACGAAATGGGCATAGCACAATATTCTGAATACAGTCAACATCGTTCATCAACTACCATTGCCTCAATTGACAAAGATATGCTGATGATCCCGGGCAGGCACTATAACTTTGTAACGAATGAGTTTACAGAGGTGTCCACCCTAGACGGCATCAAGCATTTCTATTTGCAGCTAATCCTTGGTGACAGGGCAGATAACATTCCCGGATATGATGGCAAGATGCGAAGCGCCAGCGCAATTCCTAAATTCCTACAACCTCTTGTGAATGATCTAAATGAATGTACAGACGAGGAAGATATGGATATTCTCGTAAAGGAAGCATACACTGACCAAGATCAATACGAAATCAACAAAAAGCTCCTCTGGATTCTCCGCGAGCCCAGAGAAGCCCCGCAATAATGGGGAATGGACAGAGGCAAGATTCCACGGATTTGTCACAAGTGCCCTTAGGGCTGCTTCCCGAAGATGGCCGCCTAAGTATATCTGTCTTGCGGAGTCTTTTATCGGAGTATTGGAAAATGCTAAGTCCGGAAGACAAGCAAAGCATTATAGATGCAATGGATGCCGGGGAGCGTTCCCGAGTTCAGGCATCCAAGTGGACCATATAAATCCAATCGTAGACCCAAAACTTGGCTTTCAAGATTGGGACACTTTTATTAACAACCTATTTTGTGAGAAGGAGAATTTGCAAGTTCTTTGTAAGTCCTGCCACTCCGCAAAAACAAAACTAGAAAAGGAACTCAGGAATGAACATCAACCACATCGTAGAACTGCCGGACGGAAGCGTAAAGTTTCAGGGGACTCTTGAAGGTCCAGAACTAGCCATTGTATTGGAAACCGGTTTGAACTATCTTCTGCAAGAAGGTGCCCTTCCCTTTCTGTCTAAGGAGGGATATGACAAGCTAAACGTAGTGGAGCCTAGCGAAACCCAGCAATGAGTAAAATTCTTGTATTGCCAGACACACAGGTAAAGCCACAACATGATACTAAATATCTTCGCAGCATTGGTAAGTACATTGTCGAAAAGCAACCTGACACAATCGTTTGCATTGGCGACTTTGCAGACATGCCTAGTCTTTCATCTTACGATATCGGAAAGAAAAGCTTTGAGGGCCGAAGGTACAAAGATGACGTTGAAGCAACTCATCGGGCTATGGAAAATCTACTCGGACCTCTGTTCGACTACAATGTGTCAGCAAGGCGAAATCATCGACCGCGATACAATCCTCGCCTTGTTCTCACGTTGGGAAACCACGAAGATCGCATTAATCGTGCTGTCGAAAACGACGCCAAGCTCGAAGGTGTCCTCTCCGTTGACGACCTAAGGTATGAATCATTCGGCTGGGAAGTACATCCTTTCCTTAATGTTGTCGTCATTGATGGCGTGGCGTTCAGCCACTATTTCCCATCAGGAGTTGCAGGACGGCCTTCCGCCACTGCGCAGGCTCAGCTTAACAAACAGCATATGTCCTGCATTGCGGGTCATCAACAGGGCCTACAAATTGCGACAGCATACCGAGGCGACGGCACACGACTTACAAGTGTCATTGCCGGAAGCTGTTATGAACATAACGAGGATTACATGGGGCCGCAACAGAACAACCATTGGCGTGGTCTACTCGTCCTCCATGAAGTTCATAACGGGAATTTCGATTTGATGCCGGTATCCCTGAACTACATTAACAAGAAATATTCTTAAGAGACAATGGCTAATACCTACCGAATTGTACAAACTGCCCCAGAAGTATACCAATGTCAGCTTTCTACCGTGAGTGGCTGGCTTCCTGTAAGCCCACATTTCTATGAGCTTCCTCACGCAATTGAGTTCATTGCTTATAAGCGTCGTGAAGAGACCTTCACCCCCATTGTGTATGACGAATTTGGTGTGGCCCAAACTTAACCTGCCTCCAATTAATCTGTGGAATGTACCAAGAATGAACACCCCTTACATGGATGACACTTCAGGACACGTGATGATTACTGGTGAAGACATTAGTTTGTTTAAGGAATACCAAGTGGAACAGCCACTCCCCAGTGGCACCAAGTATGACCAAGGCAAGCCTCGCATGGACTTGCTGGATTTCCAAGCCCTAGAGGGTGTTGCACAAGTCCTAACGTTCGGAGCACAGAAATATGCTGCACATAATTGGCGAGGTGGTATTAATTACAGCCGGCTTGTTGCTTCTCTACTTCGCCATCTTGGCGCGATTCAAAGGGGAGAATACATTGATCCTGAGAGCGGCTTGCCTCACATTGACCACGTTGGTTGTTGCTGGATGTTTCTTAGCAATTTTATGAAAACGCGGCCTGACCTCAACGACCTCTGGAAGCCGGATGAAAACAAAGAAAGTAGTGCTGGTTAAAGATGAATACTACCCGTTTGTGTATGCAGTGGATGCTGAACAGCCTTGGTCAATTGATCCAAAAATGGACCCGCGCAACAAAGCAGTAGAGATTCCAGAAGTGCTGTGGCAAGACTATGAAATCACTGTCGAACTGATGAATAAGTTGCGGGACCGACTAATGAAGTATTGGGCAAAGGGATGATAATGGAGAATTGGATTGAAACTCACTCAGGTCGAAAAGTCAGCATTGAATCTCCACAAGCAGATATGTTTGACATTGATGACATTGCCTTCGCGCTGTCAAATACCTGCCGATATAATGGTCACTGCGCTCGTTTTTTCTCCGTGGCCGAGCATTCTGTTTTGGTTAGCCAGCGCCTCCCTACTCACCTCAAGCTGGCAGGACTCTTGCATGACGCAACAGAAGCCTATCTAGGAGACATTCCTAGCCCCATTAAGCATCTCTTGCCAGACTATAAGAAGCTTGAACGTGTCTTTGAATATGCTGTTGAACAGGCATTCAAAATTGATCTCTCTGATGCCGACAAGGCAGCCATCAAAGAGGCTGACATTGATGCTCTGTTCACTGAAGCTCACTTCCTCATTCCCAGTCAAGGAAAGGAATGGAGCTATTTCCAAGGGCCAGTAGTTCATAAGGTTAATTATGATCTTAAGCCGGTTTGCCTGCCACCTGCATATGCCTATAAGCTCTTTATGGGAGCATTTTATGAATACACGGAACAAGAAGCCCCGCGCATCCTCCTCGCATGACGATGGCCTAACGTGGGAAACATGGTGGAATGGTGTGGACATGGATGAGTATTTTGTGTCCGATCTTTACCGAGAACAAATTGATAAGGAGTGGGATGACTTCCGGTGGACACACCGAGACAGCAAGCCCCGAAAGAATAAATGAAATATGACCTAACTCTCGCTGAAATGTTGGACGCCATCAAGCAACAATGGGACCCTTGGTATCTACTTGAAGTGCTTGATATTGATTTTGAACGTCTTGTGGACTTGCTGCAAGATGTAATTGAAGAAGAATACGAAACCATCTTGGAAGAACTTGAATGACCAAATTCAGTGGACCCGGATTTGGCCCTCTTACTAAAGACCTTATGAGCGACAAGAGCCTGAAGCGATATAAGAACGACGAACGTAAGCAACACATTGACAAGCTTACAGGTAAGCCCATTCGACGGGTGAGGGAAGAACATAAGGTCAGGGAAGCAGACGCTGAATTGAAACAATATAAGTATAAAAAGGAAGAACAACCTGAATGCGAATGAATGACTTTCAACGTTATGTACATGCAAGTAGATATGCCCGTTGGCTCCCTGAGAAGGGTCGACGAGAGACATGGGAAGAAACAGTAAAGCGCTATTGCGACTTTTGGATGGGACGTTATGCTGATATCTTTCCTTATGACGAAATTTATCAGGCCATCTACAACCTAGAAGTGATGCCGTCAATGCGAGCCCTCATGACAGCAGGTCCGGCTCTTGAACGAGACAACATTGCTGGGTTCAACTGCTCTTACATCCCCATCCAAGACCAACGCTGTTTCGATGAGGTGATGTACATCCTAATGAATGGCACTGGTGTTGGTTACTCTGTTGAGCGGCAATATGTAAGCAAACTTCCGGAGGTGGCAGAAACATTCCATGACGCAGAAACGACTATTGTTGTCAAGGATAGTAAGCAAGGTTGGGCATCTGCACTCCGTCAGCTTATCAGCCTACTCTATTCAGGACAAGTACCAAAGTTTGATACAAGCCTTGTACGACCTGCCGGAGCACGACTCTCGACTTTTGGCGGACGTGCCAGTGGACCGGCTCCGCTTGTCGAACTCTTCAACTTCACTATTGCGCTCTTTAGAAAGGCTGCTGGAAGACGTCTTACATCGGTCGAATGTTCAGATCTTGTCTGTAAAATTGCGGAAGTTGTCGTTGTCGGGGGCGTTCGACGATCAGCTCTTATTTGTCTTTCTAACCTGTCCGACACAAGAATGCAGAACTACAAGAACGGACAATGGTGGGTAGACGAGAAACAACGAAGCCTAGCAAACATCTCTGCTGCCTACACAGAGAAGCCGGATGCTGGTGCATTTATGCGGGAGTGGCTTGCACTATATGACAGCAAATCAGGAGAGCGCGGAGTTTTTAATCGAGTCGCTGCACGAATGCAGGCAGAAGCTTCTGGACGTAGAGAGACAACTCACGAGTTTGGAACGAACCCTTGCGGGGAAATCATTCTTCGGCCTTTCGGCTTTTGTAATTTGTCAGAAGTTGTTGTTCGAGCAACAGACACTGTTGAAGACCTTGCACGTAAAGTACGCATCGCTTCGATCCTCGGTACGTTCCAAAGTACGCTAACAGACTACAAATACATCCGAAAGCAATGGCGAGTAAATGCTGAAGAGGAACGTCTACTTGGTGTAAGTCTAACTGGCATCATGGACCATGGTACTCTTAGTAAAACATCAGATGAACTTAAATCCCTTCTGGAAGGACTAAAACGTGAAGCTGTCACAACTAATATCGACTGGGCTGGGAAGATTGGTATTAACCCTTCTGCTGCTATCACTACTGTCAAGCCTTCCGGCACTGTCAGCCAGTTGGTGGATTCTGCTAGTGGCATTCATCCTCGACATAATCAGCACTACATTCGTACTGTACGAGCAGATCACAAAGATCCGCTCGCTATATTCCTTCAGGAAGCTGGAGTCCCCAACGAAGTAGATGTGATGAACAAGAGCAACTTGGTCTTCGCCTTTCCTATTAAGGCGCCGGACGGCTGCATCACTAGGTCCGATAGGACTGCCATTGAACAGCTTGAGCACTACCTAACGTTCCAGAAACATTGGTGTGAACATAACCCGTCAATCACAGTGTATGTTAAGGAGGATGAATGGATGGATGTTGGTGCATGGGTATTTAAACATCTGAATGAAATTGGTGGCGTAAGTTTCCTGCCTCACTCAGATCATACCTACCAACAGGCACCCTATCAGGACATTACTGCTGAAGAGTTTGAAAAGCTGGAGAAGGCATTCCCAGTCATTTCGTGGGATGCGTTCGACAAGTATGAAGTTGATGATGCTAACATGAATATGCACGAATTGGCGTGCGTTGGAGGTAGTTGTGAAATTCTATGAGCAATTGGGATTTATGGAGTTCTGTGCCCTTGTCATTGCAGCCATCTTGCTTGGTTGGATTACTTGCTGGCAAATTGGTGTAATTGTAGGATTGTTCGCTTGGTATTTCAAACCAGTACAAGGATGATATGGAAATCACTGCACAATTTATTCCCGGCCTGAAGCTGGGCATTGAGTATTCTGACTTGGATGAAGAGAGTCAGGAAGTTTTGGAAACAGATGCCACCATCGTTATTTCTGTGGACTTGGCATTCCTTCGTATCTTGATTTGGAGTTAACCTTTGGCTGACGTACTTCCCTTTAAGAGGAAGATTCCTCCCTGTGTAGGACATGCTTATGAGCAGGAGAAACTCGACAACCCAGTGTATCAATGTGATAGGTGTGGTTGTCAGCATTGGTACATTACCCCTACAGGATATGAATGTGTTGAATGCTCAATAGAATGTGACAAAGACTTCAACAAAACGTAAGCAAAAAGAAAGGGCGCCTTGAGCGCCCTTTTGTCATTTCCCTTCCATCACCTTAGCCAATCGTTCTGCTCGGGCACCCACTTGTTGTGCCCACAGACTATTGCGCATCCCCTGTGCAGCGGCACTATAATCTGCAAAGTGCATTGCCTGCAAAGTGTTTTTGAATTGAGACAGCGTTCCCCATCCCATATTAAAACACATATTGGCAAGGACTCGTTGTCTTGGTTCATCCATAGCCCTCCACCAATTCGCGTTTATGTCTAGCGCCATAACCACGTTTGCTACGTCCCGCGCCAGCAGGAAAGATATTTGCTCATCTGACAAGGGCTCATCCGCAAGGCGATAGGGATAGTGTGGGTCAGCATCTATGTTATGCCCGACGCCAATTGTCCAGAAGCCTTTGGTGTCCTTGTAGCGACTCCGTTTAAAGCCCTCATCAATTTTCAATTGGGCGTCAAGCAAATCATATCTCATTCCATCTTCTCCCTAATGTGTTGATAGCGTTGTAGCTTCTTCACGTCACCTTCCTTCTGTGCAGCCGCCACAGACAGCATCTTCTTTTGCATCTGAGTAATGTTGGTGTTTGTCTGCAAGTTGACAATTGCCTGTACCAGATTGTCTACATTCCCCTCATTCTCCAAGAACTTATCCCTAAGTTCCTTTCCTTTCCCTTCAGTCATATATTGTACAATGGCCTCAGGGTCTTTACGAATGGTGTAAATGTCATCCAGCATCTTGGAAGTAATACTCTTACGTTTGTCTGTATAAGCCTTATCCACCAAAGATTCTTGGTACAGCCTAGCCTTCTCTTTAGACTCATGGATGCCAGTCATGCCGAGAGACTTAGCCAGCTTATCCCTGTTGGTGCGTTGAACAGTGCCTTCCAGAGTGCGGGGATTCTTAGCCAATCCTTGGTCCTCAAAGAAAGCCCGATCTGCAACACCACGCAGAGAATTGGGCACCACTTCCCTAACAGCCCGCTCAGTGTTCAGAGTGGACGGATTCATTACCGCTGCTCCAGTTGCTGTTGCCATGTCAGCAAGCCTACTACCACCGGGAAACATTGCCTCAGTGACCGAGTTGGGAATCACATCCTGCATCCCAAGACGGTTGCTAAAATCAATGCCAGTGGCGGCGCTCACTGCGCCGTGAGTCAACAGGGTGTTATCAGAATGATCAAGCACCAAACGAGCCAAAGTATCCGGCTTGCCCAATGCACGAGTAATCATTTGATACAGCCCATCTGCCTCTTGGAACCCAATCATACCAAGGATACCACCCGCCGCGAGTTGAGTTGCAAGGGCCACACCCAACGGGGCATAGCTCTTGTTGTTCTTAATCTCACGGGCATACATGGCAATGGATGAAAGCTGGTTGTGCTTAAAGCGTGCAAGGTTGGCAGCCAAGTGTCCCACTGGTCCGAGGTCTTGATAAACCTTAGGCATTTCAATTGCCCGGTAGTCAGTCATAACCTGATTGGTCATCTTGTGTGCAGCTTCCAGCAAACCCTCCTCAGGCTTAATGCCTGCATCCTTCAGCATGTGAGACAGCGTCATGAACGTTGTAGCTCGCGTCGCTTCTTCAATCTTCCCAATACCAAACTCAGCCACCTTATTCACGTAGTAGGGAACATTCTTCCGAATCTGTGAAGTATGGTCAAAGATTTCAGACTGGAACAGGCCGTGGGTTTCAGCATAGTCAAACAATTGCTTATTAAATCCTGTCTGAGCCTTGCCCTGCCATTTGTCCAGCAGCATCATGTTGGCCTTCAATGCCGAAGCAGAGATGGAAACATCAAGACCACGAGAACCAAGCAAGGCCCGCATAGCAGGAATACCAACAATGGGTTGAATCAAGTTGGTTGCCAGAAAGCCAAGGTTGCCAAAACCAAGCAACACTTTAGACGACAGATTCTTCGTGGCACCTAGAACATTGTGTACGGCTGTAGAGCCAACACCAGTAGTTTCAGATACACCAGCAACCAAATCATCCAAAGCCTTGCCAATCTTGCTGTTGTTAATGCCCAGTGCCCTATCCAGATAGTTGTTAGCCCATGCCTTAGCGTTTGGCATATTAACATCTTTGTCAGACAGCAGAGGCTTCAACTCATTTGCAGCCTTAGACAACTCAGCCCAGCGGAATACATTTTCCACATACTTAATCTGGGCCTTCATCCCCTCCACAGCATTCTTCTCGATTGTCTGTACTTCCTTATTCCCTTCTGAACCAAGCACCCCCCGCTTCTGAAGCGTATGCTTCTTCTGGTTGAGGTAGTTGTATGCGTCCTTGGTCATTGTCTCCTGATAGGTTTGAACGAGTTCCTTTACACCCGGATCATTCTCACTCAGAAATTCCAAAGCCTGTTCAAAAGCTTTCTGTCGTTCAGACACCGAGCGGCCAGAGCCAGCACGGAAATGCTCCTCACCAAGTTCCCACTCCGGATGCTTCTCCTGAATCTTCTTGGCCATACGGTTTAGTCCCCATCGCGTGTTGTCTCCAATAACCGCGACTCGTACTTTTTCTCCATCCACCGTAGTATAAAAAGACCGCTTGAAGTCACCACTAAAAACACCAGCGACGTGACCCAAACGACGATCAATGGGCTTCTTGCCAGCCAAAGCACGAGCGTCATTAATGGCTGTAAAAGCCGCATCATCAGCCCTACGAGCCGATTCATACATTTTGATTTGCTTTTCATTAAACCCCGCTACACGAAGTTCACCAGAGGTAAGTGCTCGCTCACCTTCATGCACCATCATCTTTGCCCAGATTTGTCCTAGTTCCTTGTCGTTCAAATTACGAACAGCAGGAGCCAGTCCATCCCTACCATCCTGAATGAATGACCGGATATTCTGGTTGGCCTTGTCATAGGCTTCCGAGACAGTTTCAAACGTTTTCTTGACCAAGATGTTGTTGGTCTTGAGAGATTGATACAAACCACCAGCAGTGAATTGATTAGACACACGCTGTAGCCAGTTCTGTTCTACATCAGGACGTTGCTTGGCTTCAGCAATGATTTCCTCCATAGGACGTTTCTCAGGCAAGTAATCTCGGATTGCATCCGATGCCCCCGGAATGTTCTTAATCACATCCCTCTGAGCCTCACCTTTTGAGGTTTCTGCCTTTTTTTTTCTCCACGAGTCAATGAGCTTGTTCAGTCCTAAGGTTAGGAGTTCAGGGTCAATACCACCACCCTGCTTCTTCCTTAGCGCACTCACCCTTTTCCCTGTTGATAGACCCTGCTTCACATTCTCACGAGTCTTGTCCAGACGCTGTTGGGCGAGTTCAACATCCCTTGCGGCGTCACGGATAGCAGCCGCACTTGCGCCTTGTTGTTTCAGTTGATCCAGAAACTGCTGTTCCTTGTTGAGAAACTTCTCAGCAGCCAGCACCAAAGGATGACGATCTGCCATCCGCTCAGTGGCTTCCTTCTTCATCACAGCAGCCATCTCTTTGGCAGTGGTGGGTTGGTCAAACAGACCAGCCTGCACACCTTCAAAGTTCTCACGATATTTGGTGTACGCTGCATCCATATCAGCCGGACGTTCATACACCGAACGAGGTTCCTTCACCAAGTTGTTAATGGTTTCTTCAAAGGCCCTACGAGTAAGGGGCTGCCCATTCTCATCCCTGAACAATTCATAGGGACGGTGTTGGTTCACATAGTCAGGGAACAGATTACCAGTGTCTCCCTTCTCCACAGCCTGTTTAGCAATGAGTTCACGTTGCTTTGCTTCAGCAGCAGCCTTAGCCTGTTCAATAATGGCATCAGTTTCTTGAATGAGAGACGGACGTTCTGGCAGGCCACGAGTGGCTTCACCAGCTTGAGTCACATGGATGGGTTCCTGTTCTCCCAGTTGTAGTTCCATTTGCCTACGAGCAAGGGCAGGATTTTCGGTTAACACCTCAGGCAAAGTACCACGTTCAGCAGCATTGTAAGGAGAGGCCACCGGCCCTTCCACTTGTTCATTCATGAACATATCTTGTTGTCCCATAGGACGCTCCACAGGAGCTTCAGGCTTCCTACCAAACTGCTCATAGGCTGCTACATCACCCGGACGGGTAAGCACTTCACCACCCGGAGTTACAGGCATCACCTCAGGCTCAGGACGTAGGTCCAGTTCCATCTGACGAGCTTGCATCGCCCTGTCACGGGCAGGGTTAACCTCAGACACCACATCAGGAGTCAGTTCGCTCATAGGAGCATTCTGGGGTTCCACTTCCTTAATGGCCTGTTCAAGAGAGATGGGTTCTGCCGTGCCCGGATCAAAGCTCTTCTTCCCTTCAACCTTAGACAGCAATTCATCAGCAGCACCGGGAACTTCCCGAGGCTTAACACCCTTACCAATGGCATGGAAAGGAAAGAAGTTCATTGCTGCTTCAAAGCCAATGTTAGCTACCAAGTCAGCAAATTCCTTAGGAACAGCGCCTTCCGGAATAAAGGGCATATTTTGCAAGCCTTGAGAGGCCAGAGCCGAGCCCTTCTTCAAAACCTTCTCTGCACCCTTAGAGAACTTTTCTGTGGCAGCCTTACCTTCCTCAGTGCGTGGCTGGAAAGTCATAGCTTCACCAATGTCCTTAATGGACTTAGTGGCAGCTTCACCTCCCTTACCAGTTGCCAAATCATAGAGTCCTTTCAGACCGCCAGCAACTTGTCCACCCAAACCAGTGAGCATACTGACACCAGTTTCACCAACCCCAGTGAGGGACTTGCCTACATTCTCCAATTCAGATTGAGTAGGCATGATTCCGCCAAAGCGGTTTTCTTCAACCGGCTTAGCCGATTCGGGATCAAACAGAGTTGCCGTAGACGGATCGAATGCCATAATTTTCCTTAGTTATTGAGGAACCCATTTACCACCAACATACTTGGCTGTATTGCCGTTGGCATCACGGTAGAGTTTTCCTTCTTCAAATTGTTGTTTCTTTGCGGGGGCCTTAGTCTCACCACGAACAGCGGCTTCAACTCGTTCCTGCCCACCCGGCAAGCCCATAACACTAGTTGCTGTGTCTGGCCTACCAACTGTGCTCTTATTAAGAACAAACCGTTTCAGGCGCTCATTAGCAACCTGCTCTTCATCGGTGAGTCCTTCAGTGGCATCCTTCATTTCGTAATAGGCAATGACCTTTTCTGGAGTAAATTTACCAGCAGCCACCATATCCATTACAGAACCACCCTTACCTCCCCCACGAGCCTGTGCAGCACCCAGCCTTGCATTCGCACCAATGTTAGCCACTTGTAGAGCCGTGGCATTGTTACCCTGAGCAATTTCCTTTTGGGTACGGCGTTGCAGTTCTTCACGTGCCATTGCAGCTTGTTCTTTATTGGCTGCTCCAAGAGCACCCGGAGTGGCTGCATACATCTTCTTGGAATATTCTGCCAATGCATCAGGAAGCTTCTCTGGATCAATACTAGATAGATGTTCTAGTACAGGATTGTCAGGAGCTACTCCGTATTGAGCAGCAATGGAAATGAGTTTAGCTGGCCTAGCCGGGCCGGGAACCCCACGAAGCAGTTCCCCCATTTGTCCCATCTGTTCTGCCAGAGCTTGTTGTTTCTTTGCCGACCGATCCTCAGCAGCGTTCTTTTGCTCTAGACGGTAGGCAGCAATCTTATCAGGCATGAGAGATTCAGTCATCTGATTCTCAAGTTCATGTCCACGAGTGAGAGCTTGCTGATTAGCCATCTGTGCAAGAGTGTTTTGAGTGGCAGCTTCCTTAGCAGCTTGTTCCTGCCCAAACTGCTGGCCTGCAAATAGACCAGCCAAGTCCTCGCCACCCGGACCAAACATATTAATATCTGCCATAATTAACCTCCATCACGTCCCCACATACTCCATTGATTTTGAGCTTGATCTAGGGCATTATAAATGTTGTCTTTGTTCTGAGTAGCCCAGTCATAATATTGTTTTGCACCACTCAAATCATCTGCTGAGAATTGACCAGCAACCTGACTACGTTGGGGCAAACTTTGTGCATATTGTTCCCACGATTGTGTTGGGCCTTCAGGATGTTCAAAGTCCCAAGGCAACAGTCCATAGGTATTAGCAATGGATGTACCGGGTGCAGCATTCACAAAATTATTATACAGGTCCGAGGAAGATTGTCCTGCCTGCGCGCGCATAGTGTTGGCCTGTTCCGTTGGAGTTGTGATGCCTCCACTTGCCAGCATCATGCCGCCCGCAAAGAGAGCCAAGGGAGCAGCAAACCCAAGGGCACCTAAACTACCTGCCCCTCCTGCACCAGCGCCGCTTCCTGCTCCAGCGGTACTACCAGCAGCGGCTGATCCGGCAGCACCTGTATCAAAACCCAATGAGCTTCCAATTCCACTGAACAAGTCACCTAATCCACTTGTGGCCCCAGCAGCTTCTCCACCACCGCCTCCAAACAAGGAGGACAGAGAACCAAGAGCATCAGCAGAATTAGTAGCACTCATAGCTCCAGCACCAAAGTCACTGGCAGGACCGAAGATGCCACCAATGCCAAGGTTAGAACCCAGTTCAGCACCACTGCCTGCCAAACCTCCTGCACCACCAAAGCTACCAAACCCACCCTCCAGAGCAGAAGCTGCACCACCCAGTTCAGCAGGACCACTTAGACCAAGATTGTAAAGACCTTGCCCATAGTTGTAGAGCTTACGCAGGTTGTTCAGTTTGCTAGCTGCACCAACAATGCTGTTCTGTTGTGGAGCCGTTTGATTATAGCCAAGGGCACCCAGTGCAGTGCCATAGACACCACGATTAGCACCTTGCATCAATTGCTGATATTGGGGACTATTCAATACACTGGCTTGGTTCTGTGCCAGCTTTGCAGCTAGTTCAGTTTCCCGAACACCATACTGACTACGCCTACCACGAGCAGCATCTTGACGAGCAAGCTGTTGACGCAGCATCTGTGCATAAGGGCTGTCAGGAGAATAGAGTTGTTGAAGGGACGTAAGAGCCCCTTGATTTTCATTACGCAAATTGGTGGCATTTCGAGTGCCAGTAACTGCTCCGACTCCTTGACCAATGAGTCCCAGTGTAGAACCAATTGCTCCGAGTGAATCAGAACTGAACAGATCAGAGAAATCCATTATTGTTCCTTTAAGTAAGTGTGACGGACTTGAATGTACCTCCGTCGTTTACCCACAACTTGACAACGTTTGTCGTGGTGTTTTTATACATTGCTGCAAATCCACTCGGAATATCTGCTGCAACAGGATCAGTTGTTTTGCTATTTAGCTTGAACTGCCCTGCCTGTAAAGTTGAATACTCAGTGGAGGTTAGATGGTAATACTGCCCTGTCGTACCTCCCTGCAAACCTGTTAGAGTATTATGCTGATAATTAAATGCCTGTAGGGCAGTGTATTCAGCCGCTGTTAAATGGTAATACTGACCAGCAGTGCCCCCTTGAAGTCCTGACAAGTTGTTGTGTGGACCAGCAGTGAGGGCACTATATTGTGCCAATGTCAGGTGGTAGCGTTCGGTTAGACTGCCCCCCTGAATGTTGGTCAGCAGATTATGGTCCCTGACTTGAATATTGCTGATGTTAGAACCAGTGAAGTCAATGGAAGTCCATGCAATGTTACCAGCATTAGACACGAAATCCCTAAGCTTGTTATACCAGTCAACCCAAGCAAATGAGCCGTCCGGTGCCCGCGTGGGCGGCGGTGGAAGTTGTGCCATTATGTTTGTCCCATGTTCATATCAAATTCCATTCCCTCTAAACGCAGCGGCAGAGATTCAGTGAAGGTGAGCCTGAAGGCCCTCCTACGGAACTTACCACACCTACGAATTACTGGCAGACCAGTGTCAAGGTTAGCATTCCTGCCTCCTTGGAAAGTGCGGTAGTCATCGTCAGTCCATTCGACCAAGATGGCAGCAGACAAGCTATTAGCAGGCCAGTCACCAAAGATGGACAGGCGATACAAATCTTTACGATTCATATTGCCAAAGTCATACTTCAATGTTGTAGCTTGCATGTAGATGGGCTTACCATCATCAGTGTATTCTGTCTCGGTAAACTTGTAGAATTTCCCATTGTTAGGATCAAGCATGTAAGGATAGCCAATGGGAGAGTCACAGGAGAAAGCTCCCCTGAATAGTCCTTGTGTCAGATTGTCATTATCTAAGCTACTCCATTCATGCCAGAGGTTTTCCATGAAGTCATACACCCATGTCTTCTTACTGAACCCAAACCGCATGACATAAAACTTATGCCCAGCAGCACGGACGCTGTATCCTGTACAATTGGAGATGTTAGCTTCCTCAGCATCAAGGGCCATCTTCACAGCCTCAATGCCAATTTCCTTTGCCTTAAATCCTTCTAGCATCCACACTGTCCGACCACCATTTGCTGTAGAACCTACAAGGATAACTTCCTTTTCAGTTTGCACCACAGAGTAGGGAGCCGGTGTACCAAACTGCTGTACAGCCGAATCATTCCGTTGAATGGGGCTTCCAGTAGGATTGCCTGCATCATAGAAGTATTCCACAGAGCCAGTGCCCACGGCATACAGGTAGTTGTTATTCTTAGTCAGAGCAACAATGTTGTCTGGGTACATTTCAGCAGTGATGACATTGCCCGGAGTCCACGACAGAGGATCATCCAAATCACTGTTATAAATATCGGCTGTTCCTGCCTTAGCCACAAACAAATAGCCATCCAAACTAATGGGGTTGGTTATATGTGGAGTGGGGAAGTCTGGATCAGTAATTTGTGTGGCTGTAAGAGCCACCGGATTAATCACATAACCATTAACGCCATCTAGCAACACAACAGAGATAGAGGTTGCAAGATGCACAGTGAATCCAACTTGCCCGGACGATGTACCAATGTTCAGGAAGTTGTTTAGGGTAGTGCCATCATAACAAACCACATGGTTGTCAGAAACGAAGAATACCTTTTTGGTGGTGTCCTCATAAATCATCCCACGAGTTTGACCACCGGGATTGTATGTAAATAGAGAAGTGAGGCCGGGCCTCTTCCTCAGGTAATATTGTTTAACATCATTAATGGGTGCCTCAATCTTTTCAGGAAAGCAGTTGAGAAACCTCTGATCTTTGTTGGACAGCCCATTACGCTGCATTGGATTACCAACAATGGTAACTCGCTGAGTCTTATAAGTAGATTCAGTTGGAGCTTTAGTGAAGGCCATTTAGTCCCTCCCACCAGCATTCTGATCTAGCATCATCACCCAATCTGGCATAAAGCGAATCGAACCCTCTTCAGTACCGAAGCTCAGAGCAAGGTCTTTAGCCTTCTCTGCTTTCTTTTCCAGCCTAGCACCATCAGCAGCAGGCATACCATATTCCTCTGCCAGTTCAGAAGCCAGTCCCCAGATAATGGCACGAGTCCAATAGCTAGGGAAGTCAGGCTCATCACCAGCATTATCGAAGTCCTCGAAGGGACGTTGATAGGTAATTTCAATGGTGAAGTTGCTTGCTGCCGCTGCATCTGGAACAGGCCAGAACTGAATCACACCAGTGGTTTCCAGAGGCTGATAATGAATCTGCACTGGAGTACCTGTGGTAGATACAAAGTTGGACAGCAGCTTGAAGTCATAATCGGTGTAGATGTTCAAAGGAACTCGATTACCCCCCTGAGTATTCACACGAATAGCTTCTGTAAGTTTCATTGGCATGGGGGTATTAATTGAAGTCCCCACACCAATCGCATAGTTTTGTTGTCCTGCAACTAGGTTGAATGAATAAGTCTTCATTGCCCAGACAGGCATTCCATCAGCCCTCCAAGAAGCAATCAATGCATTGAGAGCATCGGATGCATAGGAGATTTGATTAGGATTAGGAGTTTCACCTTCAGCGAAACCAACCTTACGGAGTGCCGCTGCAATTATTTGGTCCCGATTTAGTTGCCAAGTGGTATCGCCGGATGTGCTCATTTAAACCCTCTTTTGTAGAATGTCTTCCAATTTATCAAACCGATGATTGAGTTCAAGTTTCAAATCCTTCAGATCATCTTTATGAACATACTGTTCTCGTGTCTCCTGTAAACGTCGTTCAAGTTGTTCTAGTTTGTGCCCTCGATCTTTATGGATATACCACAATACAGTCATTAGCATAACACTGAGTCCTTGTACAACCCACAGTACAATTTGTTCCATTTAAGCGCCCCCATTTTTTACTCCCTTGCTCTTGTCATAAGAACGCATAGCACCCAGACCCAGAGTACCCATCAATACGGTCATCAATGCTTCCATAGGAAGGATTGGCATTGTCACAATAGTACCGAATAGACTTGCGATAAATACAGATAAAGGGAAAATTACAAATTGTAGCCCAAAAGCTACTCCGCAAATCCACATAATGAATGGGCGAGGACCAGCCACAAAGAGCTTGTCACTCGCTGCCTCTACTTTGTTAATGTCAGCTTGCATTTGTTTCTCTTGCAAGGCTGCATCAATCTCTTTAAATTTATCAGATTGTTGAATCTTCATGATTTCAATCTGTGCCTGCACCTGCTGTTCTGGATCTTTCACAAACTTATTGACAATGGAGAGAGCCTCCCCGATAATTGTCGTCAGACCACCAGATGCTACTTGATCCAGAATACTCATACTATCTCCTTAATACTGAGTGTAATTCAGAGGCTTAACCACCTTAACTCGAACCTGACCAGATGCCACTACACGAGGGGCTCCAGTATTATTTGTCATCGTGACAACTACTGTGTTAGCAGCAGTAACATAGCCAGACAAGACAATACCAGAAGTCAAGTCTTGGGAGAATGAAGTAATAATAGTATCTCCAAAGACAGCACCAGCAACAGTCAGTGCGTATGAATTAGTAGTATTATTATTAATGGTACCCGGATTAATCGTTTGAGTGTTGGTAATAGATGGGCCATCATGGTTCACAAAAGCAGCATTGATGGATTCTGATCCAAGCAGATTAGACCCGTTAAAGTCATTGGCAATTACCGTAGTACGTTGAATACCACCACCCTGTTCTTCATAACCATACTTCTGGGTATGGGGAGTTTGAGTGTCAAAGGCAATGTTACCAGTGTAGTTGGAATAGCTACCATTGAACGTGCCATTGGCATACCGAGTTGTAATACCACTACCAGCAACTTGACCATTGTTAAAGCAGATATTACCATGCACAACGCAATGCTGACCACCTTGATCAATACCAGAACCTGCATTACCAAACAGAGTATTGTCAGCAATGACAGAGTAACTACCCCAGTTCTCAATACCAATTGGAGAAGTTGCATTCACATCAGTACCAGAACCACCGAAAATCTTGTTACGGCAGATGGTGTAGTAGTTGCTGTTTGCACTATCTTGTTCAGTCGTAATGCCACCACCAAACTTCCAGTTGGAGATGGTGTTGTCACTGATGTTTGCCCGAGTAACCGAGCAGTTCATACCAGAATTGATGCAATTATTGAACACCACATTAGCATCAGTACTTTGTCCCGCCGAGGAACCCAGTAAGATGGCCTCATTGAAGGTTCCAACAGCAGTATCTAGCTGGATGTAATTGTACGAAATATCGTACCCGTGGCAGCCATTACACGAAATACCGGAACCAATGAAATGTACAATATCAATATGATTGACAGTGAATCTTTGGCTAGTAATGAAAGTGAGTGTCCCTTCACTGCCAATGGTGCAAGGGCGGTTGTTATGGTCTAGGGTTAGGTTACTAATGGATGTACCAAAGGCACTATTGTAACTAATCCAACCGGGACCATTCAATACAACACTGTTACCAAGTTTAAGAACACTGCCACTACGGCTAACTCCAACCATCGAAGTGTTGATGCCAGACGGAAGGTTGATGATGGAACCACAGATAAACGTACCAAGATCAACTAGCAATGTCTTGTTATTTAGAGCAAGCAAGGCATTATTGATGGCGTTATAGTCATCAGTAACACCATCTCCCTTAGCACCAAACTGGCGAAGAGAGACAACACCATTATTCTGCATCTTCCAACGACGACCGTCACCACCTACAATGATTGTACCACCATTGTCTGTTGACGTTGTGTCAGTTGGATCATAGTTGTAAACACTCACTGGCATGTCACCAGTGGTGTAGTAGCCTGCTGCAATGACTTGAGTAATTGTTGCGTCAGTCAGCAGACGTAGATTTGCAATAGAACTTGTGTAGCGAGTGGTTGCTTGAACACCCCCGGCATTAACGAAATCGTTGACTCCGTTAAGCCATGCAGATGTAATAACCGTCCCCGGTACAAATTGGATATCAACTACTGGATCGGCCATTATATTCCTTTACGAGTATTCATAAATAACTACGATGCCATTAGCACCACTACCTCCTGTACGAGCAGCAGCTTGGCTAGGACCATTATTACCACCGCTACCACCGGCACCATATTGAGTACCATTGATGCCATTGGAATTTGGGGCATTAGCTCCAGTGCGTGGTGCCAGATGGCTACTGCCACCTTCAGCACAAATCAGATTGGGAATACCAGATACCCCAGCAAATTGCTGTAAGGTGGGGCCGGGCTCACCATTAATATTGAGGATGTTACCACCACTTGCGGTGCCACCAGCACCACCCCCACCAACACTATAGCCAGTGTTTGTAATGACTACACCACCTGTACCACCATTGCCAATAATGGTGCCAGCAAAGGAACTAGCTGTGCCAGAGGATGCTGTGGCATTATTAACTCCACCGGCACCTCCTTGACCAACCACCACGGTTGCTCCACTGAAGCCAGTGGTCAGGCGAGACAGAGCATAACCGCCGCCGCCACCGCCAAGGCCACTGGAAAATTGAGAGGCATTCGTGCCACTAGCTGCGCCACCTGCGCCACCACCTGCGCCTTGAACTTCCACAATGACAGAAGTAGTACCTGCTGTTGGAGTGTAAGTAAAACTCCCCGGAGTGGTGAATGTCTGAATACCAATCAACCTACCGGTTGTAGCTGCCGCGCTGCTCCATGAAGGATCAACACCAGCACCACCAGAAGTGAGGACTTGCCCTGCCGTACCGGCTGCAAGGACAGTGAGAGCACCAGTACCACGACCAACCACAAGTTGATTGGTGGTCAAACTAGCAGCACCTGTACCACCCTGAGCTACAACCAGAGGGGTATTAAGCCCACCAGAAAGGGTTACAGCGCCCGTGAAGGTTGCTGTGCCAGTAGTGGTGACAGTCGTGAATCGCCCCGTAGAAGCTGTCGTAGCACCAATAGATGTGCCATTAATTGTGCCGCCCGTAATGGTAGCTGCACTTGTCGACAAACTTGCCAGAGTAGCAAGACCAGACGTACCAAGAGTAGTAAACGAACCCGTATTAGGAGTCGTTGTGCCAATGCCCGGAGGAACAGCAAAGTTGTTCTTCACATAGGCAGTAGTAGCAAGTCGAGTTGAGTTGTCTGCCGTTGCTTGGGTAGTAGTTGTGGGATTACCAGTAAAAATAGGATCGGTAAACAGCACCGAAATTTCAATTGTGGCATCCTGTCCACTATTCGTGGGAACACCATATAGCCGCGTTGTGTAGTTCGTGACGGCTTGCGTAGGAAACTGCGTGATATTTTTATTTGCCATTACGGACTCGCTTGTAGAATAAAGTCACCATCTGTAGTGATTAGGAAATCACCAACCATAGAGATGATTGCTGGACCAGATGGGAGGGGTGTTGGGGGATAGGTAGTATCTGCACTAGCACAATCTGCTGTGCCAAAGTCTGCCACTCCTTGTGATGTGATGATGGTACAATAGAATACAAAAGTATCCGGGGTTTCAGGACGTGACCAAGGAACATACTGTCTATCTGGAACAGCCCGTAGAAAATCTTGGGGATGGCGTGGTTCCCAGTCATTCGGACAAACCATCAAACCATCCCACCTTTTTTTCATATCCCCGGACTTATATTTTTGTGCGCATACATCACACACGGCGTTCCATTCTCCGGGAACATATCGAACTCCGTTTTCACTCATATTTACTCCGAAATAATATCACCAGTTTGATAGATAATATAATTTGTGCCATCAAATACAACTGCAATTCTATCTTCAGGAAAAGATTCGGATGGATGGAACACTTCATTTTCTAATACTGCAGGGATAATCTTCATGGGTTCAGTAGCTCCACGGTGTAGGACTCCAGCGTGATGGTTTCGCCCACGTTGGTCAGTAGGCCGGTTAGCGTGATGTTCTGTGAAACCGACATGTCGATAGCGAACGTCTGAACGGCAGAAGCGCTATTCGTGAAAGGCAACACGAGAGCACCTACTCCTGATACCTGCGAATTCAAAGCACCACGGTTTGCTATTTCTGCCTGCGTCTTCGAACTGGAGCTTGTGGTTACTGCAACAAATCCCAGGCTTTGACCGCTCAGGCGATACCGAGCTGTCTTGGTGTTGGCGCTGTTTGTGTACGACCAGAGCGCGGTCACTCGCAGCATCCCATTCACCCCCATCGCCCCCGCAGGGATCGGGATCGTCGCAAGCACCGTCTCCGTCAGCGTGCCCGTCACCGAGGCGGCTACGGCGGATTGGGCCAAAATACCAGGACTCTGTAATCCCCTCCCCACACCACCTCCCAAAGCATCAGTGGCAATTACCCCACTGGCAATAGATACGCCACTCATGGCCTTTCCTCCCAAATTAATGAATATATTCCTTGAGCAGCATCGGCTACAGCGATACCCCCAGTTAGTGTACTAAAACGCCCATAATAAACTCCTGCTCCTAGTCCACGTTCTGAGGTTTCTCCACCTACATTGCTACTGGATTGATTACCTTGATTGGCACTGCATCTAAGCAGCATCAAATCAACAGCAGTTCCACCAGAAAATGTACCCCCAGTTTCCAATGTTATCTGAGATACATATGGAGGCTGGGGAATTTCTGTCATTCGGTTGACACCAATAACACCAGCAGGCCAAGAACTCCATGTTCCCGCAGGAGTAACTGCCCCAGTAAAAATCTCAAGGCGTAAAGCACCTTGAGTGAGATCTAGGTCCTGATGCCACAAAATAAAATTGATGGGGCTGGTAAATCGAAAAGCCACAGGTGGTCCCGCTACTGGAATACCTAGTTCTAGATAAGAACGAAATGTCTTTCCTGTAAAGAAACCAGTTTGTCCCGGATCAACTCGTAGACGCTCTTTGACACCTTGGTTATTTGTATAAATATCTCCGGGCAATCCAATAGAGACGCCAGACATGATTAACCCTGACCCGAGGACTGAAGGAACGTAGCAGTTACATTACCACTCGTATAAGCAGTGACAACCAAACGAACAGCAGTAATGGGAAAAGCATAGTTACCATCTTTATTGGCCGTTTGAGCTACAATAGTTGAATGATCAAACCAATTGCCAGTTGCGGGATTGTACGTAGCAACTCCATTGGCATCCTTTGCATATACATCATCAAAGGTGTGCTGCACTTTGTAAGTGAGAGAAGCACCGGCTGAAAGAACACAGCCAATGCCAATCTGAAAATTCTGTGCCCGGTAGTCAACCGGGAGCGGCGCACTTGCTGTCGCCGAACTAACAGTTACATCTTGACGCCGCATGTTGACTCCTTAGCGAATATATTCAACCAGAAATTTCCACGGACCACCCGTAGTCGAAGCCGTACCAGTTTCAGCATAAACAGCCGAAATGGTAATGTCACCAGTGAGAGGGCGGGGTTCGATATTAGGCAGGTTGCTCATTTGCACAATAGCCGTGGTAGTACCATTAGCTTTAACATCCACAGTGCCAGTCGAAATAGTACCACTGTTATTAGCAGCGGTAATCGTCACCGTTGCCGTAGTGGCTGCATCCGAATTGGTAGAACCGTAAACCTTAACACCAATGATTGAAGCATCCGCCGGAAGAACAGCTTCAAGGGTTGAAACAGTTTGAGTTCGTGATACCTGAAATACTTTGCAAGTTTCGTCTTTCGAGGACGGGATAAGAACGGTGGGACCAGTAGAGCTGATAACCGTTACATCAGAAGCGAGAAAACCCATTTAAATCTCCAAATATTAAAAAACCCGCCCGAAGGCGGGCTGGTTAATTAAGCCCCCGGCGAGCCATAAATGCCGCGCGGATCAGTCCAACCGAAGGAGAAACGGCTGTATGCCTTGAACTTGGCGTTCTCGGTATCGAAGTCGTTATCCATATTGAACTCATCAGCAACACGCTCGAAGTACTTAACCGAGTTCTGAACATTGGTCCGGATGAACCATGCATCATTGTCAGTCAGGTAATGGTTAACAATGTAACCCTTACGGAACTTGTTCATGTTGTTGATTGCATTAATGTCGTTGTTGTCCGTACCAACACGTCCTTGGGACTTGAGAATACGGGCAGCTTCGAAATCAAGTTGCGGAGGGATAATCAGCAGTTCAGGCACAACCGCGATACGCAGACCACGGTCATTGGTGAACAGGGAGATATCAATGCAAGCTTGCTCCAGAGCAGCTTCCGACAGGTCAGCAGCAGTTGCCAGAGTGTTAGACCACGTACCACCAGCGAAGTTGGGGTGAGATGCATTAATCATCGACACACCATCACCACCAACGGGACCGCCAGAGAATGCACGGTTGTACACGTTAGCACCAAGCACTTCCTTCGTTTGACGCATCGAGAAAGCCAGACCTTGAGCCTTACGCTGACCAACCACGTCATACAGATCATCGTCCATAATTTCACGGGTGATGATAAACCCGAGAGCATAGACGACGTGCTGGTACGTAGTGGTGAACGCTTGGTTCTCGCTGTCGTACTCAATCGGAGCACCTTCAGGCTTGATCTTTGCCAGACCAAACGAAGAAATACCCACGTCTTGTTCATAGTTCTTGCGGGAAGTGTTCTTTTCGAACAGCTTGTCCCATTCTACAGGATACTCATTGTATGCCTTGCCGTACCAGGCATTTACGCCCGGCCAGAGCGACTTGGCAAATGAGCCAGTATTGATAATGCCAGCCATTGTCAGTCTCCTTTATTAAACACCAGCGGTGCCAGTGGCGCCGTTGTATTGATGGTTATTGATTTTGACAAGAGCCTTATTACCAGTAGAAGCATTGTCATTGTCCGGGGCTTGGTCCCATTGCAGCAACTTGAAAGTAGCCGTTGCAGCACCGCCAGTACCGCCATTCAGGTCAAGTGTTGCGCCCGAAAGACCAGTCGTAGTGGACAGCGTACCATTTGCATGGTTAAAGTTAAGACCAACGTTAGCCGAAGCAGGAGTACCGTTCGACGTTTGCACGAGGAACACCAGATCGGTTGCATCAGCCACACGGACAGTGCGAAGGGTGGAAGCCACACGATATTGCGGGGTGTTCAGGACATCCGGCACAATATCAAAACCAACAACCACACCCAGCACAGCATCACCCGCAGCAGCACGGGTCACATTCTTAATACCATTTGCATCAGAACTAGCCAATGCTTTCACTACGTCACCTACACCAAGAGCGGTACCGTCCGAGGCCGGGACTGAGTAAGTCCGGTATTGGCCATTGTACGGAGAACCGTTCATGTGTTGAACGGGAGTAAACCCGTTAATACGCGAAACGTTTGCCATTAAAAAACTCCAAAAAGTTAAAAGTTTCTAAATGGCGCGATAAGATTAACGTCCTCGACGAATCGAGATATCACCATAATCAGCACCATTAAGAGCATCACGGCGAGTCGTAGATTCTGTTTCATCAATAAGTCGTAGTTTGGCTTCTTGGTCTTCATTATACCAATCTTCCCGAATACGCATTACCACACCCTTCAGATTAGGACCAACAGATTGAACTGCTGCCGAACCCACCGAGGTGGTTTGATTAACTCGTTTATCTCCAACTTGCACATCCGAATTGAGAACAACTTCCCAACCCGCATCCTTGAACGAATCCACACGACTGCCTTCGTCGTTAACAATTCGATATTGATAACCAGCTTCCTTACCGTTTACAGTAAGGACATTGCGACGGCCTACTTGAGTGCGCGTCGGGCGTCCGCTCGGACTCTTTACGATAGCTTCTTTAATGTTTGCCATTTTTAGTTACCTTTTTCCATCTTCTCTAGTTCCGCGTAGTATTCTTTCTCAGTTTTGAAAGCACCACTGCGTACAAAGTTCTTAGCGATCTGACGCTGCATGTCCGTAGGAACGAACCCGCTCTTTGCTTGTCCGCCTCGATTGACTGGTGCCTCAACAGCACTTACTCGTTCTCGGTTGGGATTTTTAAATTTGTGTGGGAATTCTTCTTTGATTTTAGCCTCAACTAGTTTGAGCACTTCGTCAGGAGACTTCCCTTGACGTGCAAGAGTCGTGCCATATTTATCGGCTGCACCTTGCATAATTACATCAGTTTCATACCACTTGTTTCGACTGACCCAGTCGTGGAACTCAGCAGCAGGTTGAGGAACTTCAACTTGAGCAGCTTGCTTCTGGACGAACTCATTACGTTCTTCCTTGAGAGCTTCAACATCCTCATCGAGTTTATCAAACAGATCAACATCGCCTTCAGCCAGAGCAGCCTTACGTTGTGCCTTCAAGTCCTTAATGGCACGATCATAAGCCGACTTCTCGACATTAGCGTGATGTTGCTTAAACTGTTCGAGAGTTTGAGTAACTCGCTTCAGTTCACGGTTTTGATGATCAATCTTTTGGAACAACTCACCACGACGGATAAACTCCGCAGCATCAATGAAACGATCAGGTTCCCCAGTGAATTCATCCTTGGGACGCCAACCTTGTTCCATAGCCGCCTGTTCGGTCGGCGTGTAAGTCGGTTCATTTTGAACCTGTTCCACTTCTTGGTTTTCAATATTCTCAGACACTCTCGGCCTCCAACTTAGTCACTACGTCCTCGTCGTTGATAACGACAATACGGTTTACATCATCGCCTACATTGTATCCACCATGCCGTGCATATACGATGCGGTCGCCAATAGCAACCCACGGGCCATGCCCATATGCCTTCCATGCATCAGGACCAATGTCAATCACAGTACCAACATCTACAGCAATTCGTTCCGACTTTCGATCTGGGTGGAAGTCAGGAAGTGCAATGCCACTCTTTGCAGCAAGGCGTTCTGTTTCAGTTTGGTCAGGCTTCACGTGTACACGGAAACCAATTGCAATGGCTTTATCACTCATTGGGAGACTCCCCCTCAAAATCAATGTTTAGCAAATCGTTGTATGCCGCAATGGCACCAACGTAAAACCGATCCTGAAGAGGATCTACTCCGGCGCTGGTAGCAAGAATTTCCTGAAGAGCTTGGATTCGTTCTCTAAATCCAAACATTACTTCCTCAGTTACTTGCGAGTTTTTCCAGTCGATGAACTCACTTTTGCTTGCGATGATGCTTTCTCCTTAGAAAGTTGTAACTTTTGCTGGTGTTGCTGCTCGTTTTGACGAGCCTTATTGGCTTCTTGTGCCTCAAAAATCTTTTGTTTATGCAGAGCAACAGCAGAATCAACAGCAGCCTTTTCTTGACTTTGCTGCATCTTCATAGCATGTTCTTGTGCTTGCATAGCTAGTTGTGTTTGTTTATCCCGAGCTTTCAACTCCATATCCTGTTGTTGAGCGGCTGCCTTCATCTGAAGACTCTGCTGCTCAAGCTGACCTTTCATTTGCATCTCTAGCATCTTAGGATCAGGTGGAGGAGGTGGGAGTTGACCAGACTGCTTGACTTGTTCAGTGAACAAATCTTGCCAATTGGGCTGTTCCTGAGCCTCTAGGACACGAGAAATAACCTTGATTGGATCAAGCATACCTGGAGCACCAGAAAGCAGTTCTAGGAGTCCCTGAGCCTTCATAAGTTTCTCAGACTGACTCACTGCCGTAGGATCAGCACCCGGACAAATATCATATCCCTTATCTGAAAAATCTGCTGGACCGACAGGCGTATCCAAGATTTCAGTTTCAGTGTTAGGGTTGATGTAAATTTCATTCAGACGATAAAGCTTCTTGAACTCTTCCTTCAGACTCCGGAAAATACGCTTATAGACAGCCGTAAAAACCTTCATACCTTGCTCTACCGTAGCCATCGTGGTAGTTGCTGGAGTATTCTGACCGGGCATTTTACCCGTGAAAATCTCAGCCACGGAAGCTAGTTCCTTGCCTGAAGTAATCAGACTACCCATCAGTTGGAAAAGGACGTTACTAGGTTCCTTAGCTGGAAGAGGTACAATTTGTTTCTTCAAATCATCGCCGGTGGCATTGACAGCCTTCCATTCACCCGGCAGGAAGCGTGTTTCACCCATCTTCAACCGAAGTCCCTTACCAATGAAACCACTCTGAAGGTTGTTCAGGGTGCCTGCATCAGTGAGTTGGTTGATGAGAGTGTTAACAGCTTCGTTAATAGGACCGAGAAGAACACCAAACCCAATGTCATAAAAGCTACCATCAGGGTTGGGAACAAAGCCAAACTTCGTGTAATATTGAGTAGGACAAATCTTCTGAAGTTTTCCATCATCACCGACATAAACCCCATCAGGATCAAATCGCGCAGTGATACGGAGTACTTTTCGACTTGTGCGATCAAACGTCACAATGTAAGGCTCTCCATATCCATCCTCATCCAGATCAATATATGTATGCTGCTCAATAATGCAATATGGAGTAGATGCATCATCAGACGGCGGAGGATTGGGCTTTGTCATAGGACGCTGCCACATATTCGGAGAACCCAAATCACAGTCAAGGAACAGACCTGCCATTTGACGTTCTTTCAGTTTTCGTTGGGAAAGCTCAAGAATTTCAGAAACACGTTCTGCACATTCCAAACTCTTTGCCCAATAGTCTACAACCAAATTCTTGGGAAGTACCAGTCGAGAGCAATTTTGTTCTTCAACTGGGTCCCAATATGTTTTCTTAAAGACAGTACCGACAATCGGAAGCATAATGAGAAGCTTGTCCATATCTTCTTCCCAGCCTTCCATTTCCTCAAGGATTTGGTATGACATGTAGTCGGAGACACGTTGTGCTCGTTCATACTTCTGACCATCAGGATCTTTGCCAATTACAACAGCTTTGACAAGCTTGCCGTTACTCGGCACCAAAGATGGATAAGCTCGTGCTGCAAACTGCATGGAAGCGGTAGACAGGAGAGGATACTTAACGTTGGAAGCACGAGGCCAAGGCCAAGACTTAGCTTCCCTAGTTTGCATAGCCAGTTTAGTCCACTCATCCAAATCCCTTTCCCAATGCTCGCGGCTGCGCATATCGCGTTCAAAACCTTCTGAGCATTCATAACCAATTTTATTGAGGGTATCTTCATCCAGTTCTTCAGCAATGTTCACACTATCCAGCATTGCACGAATGTCTTGACCTGCTGGGCTAGGAGTGCTGCCTTCTTTTTCAGAGGGAACGTCAGTTACGTAGTCACTTACCTCATGTGCAGGATTAATGTCGGACGCACTACTAATAGCCTGTGTGTTCGGATCTTCCGGCATCTGATAATCCTGAGTTGGCATAGTCTTCTTCCTGTTCTTGTTCCTCTATTTCCTCTTTTGTAGGAGCTTCAAGGAGTTTGTTAAGCATCAAACCAAGATAAGCAAAAGCATCCACCTGATCGTCATGCTTATCACGGGGAAACTTCATGCATTCATCTTCGAATGTCTGATACCAATCACTGTCTTTTTCAAATTTAACACCACCAACCCGCATCCGTGCTTGAATCGAACGTGCTCGGAAGAGTTTATCCTTACCGGCAGGCTTAAGCTTAACAAGAGACAGGAAAGTGTTGGTTTTAATCATTTCCTCGTTCAAGAACGGGCCAAGAGACTTAGAAACCTGCATTTCTTCAATTCCTACAGCCTCAGGATTGTACGTTCTTTGCAGAGACAAGAGAGTATCAACGATTTCACGACCGTCCAAACGCTCTCTTATTACGTTCACAATGTGGATAATTCTGTTCTCATCAACACCAGCTACTAGAAATACTGAATAGTCAGCCCGTGATTCTTGTGAAATAGCCAAGTCACAGGTGACATAGTAGTGCATAGCCTTTTGTCTATCTTTTGGTTCCCTTTTCAGGAAATCTCGACGACTGAAGTAGGTATTTGCTTCATCCAGAGGGGTGTTTAGAAACTCTTGGGAGTACACATCTGTAATGCCCTGAGAGGCAAAATCAGCATAGCGCTCTTCAAACCATTCTTGCTTATATGCACTGGCCCAAAGAATCTCAGAGAAGTCGGGATTATGTGCCTTATAGCGAATTGATTTCCAAGGCATCTTATGAACATACTGATCTTTGACACGAGTGCTCAGTTCTTTCACATCAAGGAAAGCAATTTTCTGAGTTGTACGTGCTGTTTGAATCTGCCGTTCTGGCATAAAGCTTTCCAGAAGGCTATCCATATGCAGGATGGTACCGAAGATGCGGATAATGCCTGTGTGAGACAAGCAGGGGAGGAGAGCACCATAGAACCACCTACGCATCTTCTCACGTCGTTCCTTGTTCATCACAAGTTCATCATTCTCCATGTCATCACCAAGGATGATATCAGGACGGGAACCATTCCAAATCAAACCCCGGAGTTTTTGTTCTGCGCCCTTGGCCTGAATTCTGAATTTCTTTCCATCCTTGAACTCAACGATGCAATCATCCTGAGTGTCCTTGATAAATGCAACCTCACCCTTTTCATTAAGCTTGATATCAAATAGCTCAATTAAATCCTTGTTCTCAGAGAGATGTTGTTTCATTTCTCCCAGAAACTGTTCCGCTTGGGACATAGTATCTGAGACAATAATCATGTATTTACGTTCCCGAAACAGCAGAGTTGCTAGGCCATAACCAATTGTCAATGCTGTGGTCTTAGCGTGTTTACGGGGAGCAGCAATGGCAACCTGACGGTAGTCACTGGTGCAAAGTTCCCAACATTCCTTGTGGAAGTCTGGGGTGCTGACGGCTCCGTCAAAGTTTGGGGACAAGATAGAGCCGACGAATCCGGAGACAACGGCGGCTGTAAGTTTCACTTTTTCTCTCGTTTAGAAGTTTGGCTTTTCAAAGAACCATTAGAATTACGACTAAAACTTCGATTAGTGCCAGCAGACACAACCCTCTGGTTAGACTTAGCATTAGAGCCTCCCTTGGAGAGAGGTTTGATATGGTCAATGTCTTTGCCATCACCTTTGTGAGTAGTGCCCGCAGCATTAGCTGCCCTCCGAGCCACTGTCCGTTCCGACCGAGCTTTGATTTGCTCCGGACGGCTGTTGTACAGTTTGTTCTCCCTCTTGTAATCGCGCTTGCCGTCCTTCATGTAAGGCATCTGTGTTCTCCACGTAAACTACATCTGTTACCTCAACTGGCTTTTTACCCTCAGCCAGTTCAGTGAATCTTTCCATCAGCTTGTTCAATTTCTCTTCCAGACTAGCGGGGTTTTCAACCACCTGCTCAGCCTTGTCAAGAAGTATTTTCTTTTCAATCATGCCATGTGCCACTTGATAGGCATCACGCATAGACACAGGCTTACGCCTAAGCTTGCCTGTCTTCTGATCGTAAATCCAATCACCGTGCTCTAGCCTGTCGGCTAGGGCCTCCATGCTCTTGTCAATTATCCGCTTCGCGGAGGCTGAAAATTGAATATTGTCCTGAACACGCAGTTCATTGGCAACTTCATTCCACCATGCTTGGGCACGCCAGTTGCGTAGGGTTTGATCAGGAATTTTGAGCGTTGCACTCACAAGGGCAACATTCCCAAGAGTCAGGTAAAGGGCAACAGCCTCAATCTTCTGATTGTCACTCCAGAACTTATTTGTTGCTCCAACAGCCCGCCGCTTCGTGCGGCCCGTTAATGAATTTGACACCATATCTCCTTAGATAAAACTACACTGTATATAAATATTATACCATAAAAAAAACTAAAAGTCAAGAGATTTTTAACACAGAATGAAAATAAATTTATACAGCCTTATGTAAAGTGATGTTTACAGCATGTTTGTATTCTTTTTCAAATAAATGAAAATAAAGTTCATCTTTACGGAACTTTTTTGAATTTTATTTGTCTAATGTTTTATATATTATATTATATATTAATATATATTTCTTTCTTTTCTTTATGTTACTTTCTTTTCTTTCTTTGTGCCCACCCTCTTGGGGCACACGCGAGGCTCGCTTTATCGCCGAGCTGCTTAGAAGAGCTATAAGCTAAAAACTATGTGTCCCCTAGCAAGGGTAGCTCCCTACCCAATAAAATTGAATACAGAGCGTTCTGAGAGGTTTTAGAGGCATTGCCAGATGTCCCCCTAGACCAATACGTCTGGTATTGGAAAAATATAAAAAATTTAGCATGGTGCCTTACGCAATTTTCCTGTCCCCCAAAGTTTTCCCCCCACCCCCTCTTTTTTGTTAACAAGTTAAGGGGTTGTTGACACCTCAACGTATAATCAAATACCTACGGAAGCAGGCTGGCGCCTACGTGAAGGTAGCATGGATAGGCTTGCCT